CTAGAACACGTCGAGGCAGCTGAGGAGGGCGCGCCGGCCGTCGGGGCGGCGCCACCCCAGCAGGAGGTGCGTGTAGACCTTCGGTGCGGCGGACAGGCCGGTTATCTCGACGCGGTTCAGGATCGGCTCGCCGCCCTCGATCGCTTCCCGGTACTGCGGCCCGACGCCGTCCGCGAGGCACTGGTGCGGGTCCTGGTCGTCGGGCCTGCCGAGCTGCGCGCGCGCCCAGTCGGCGCCGAGGAAGGAGATGGTGGGCTCGCCGATGTAGCGGAACAGCAAGGGCCCCGCGCCTTCGGACGCGAGGAACACGCATCTGCGCAGCAGGTCCATGGCCTTGAGGCGCTGGGCGAAGTCGGGATTCAGGTTCCGGTCGCTCCGGTAGAGTTCCAGCACCGCCTGCTGCCGGTCCGAGGCGAAGGCCATCGGCTGCCGGTGGATCTCCGTCCGGGCCTCGATCGCCGGGGGCGGGCGGGGCCTCCCGAGGCGCAGGAGGGACGGCAGGCCGATCACGGCAGGTCGCCCGTCGCCTGCGGCCGCGCGCACCGAACCATGGCCTGCCAGATCCGCTGCAGCATCTCGGCGCGCAGCAGGTTCGAGACCTCGCCGGGCGCGGCCCGGTGCCCGGCCAGCAGCATCTCCGGCGTCGCCTCCTCCGGCAGCGGCTCGGCGCTCAGCGCGCTCACCGCGTCGTCGAAGCCGTCCCCGCCGGCCGCCTGGAACGCGGTGTCGAAGACCGGGGCGCCGTCGGCGGTGGCGGCCCAGGGGGCGAGCTCCGCCGGCGGCGCGATGCCGTAGGCCGCGAGGTCGATGCCGGCGCGGCTCGCGACCGCCGCCGCGGCCGACCAGAGCAGCGAGACGAGATCCTCGACCTCGTCGACGTCGACCGGCTGCCCGGCGGCCTTCGCGCTCTCGTGGAGCCTGAGCGCCAGGGGCGCCGCGACGGCGAGCTGGACGGCCGCCTCGTCGAGGTTGGTGGCCGGCATGCGGGCGAGCAGGCGCTGGCTGACCCGAGCCCGGTCGACCGCCGCGTCCACCCAGCGCCGCCGCCGCTCGCTCTCGGCCGTCTCGTCCTCGGTCGGCGGGTACCGGTCCTCGACCATCCCCATCTCCAGCCGAGACGCCTGCGCGATGAGGAGGAGCGTCTTGAAGTGAGTCCTCAGCGCGTCCTTCGAGCGCGTCTCGGGGAGCCCCGGCGTGCCATCCATTCTCAGCCTCCCGTCGTGACGCCTTAATGCGTCATCGCGCCTAGTCCTTTCGGCAAGTTACGATGGCATTTTGGTGCGTCCGTGTCCACGCGATCGATCCGCGCGGAACGGGCGCTCGGCCGGACCAGTGGACGCCGGTGCAGGCTGCGAGGATGCGTCGTGCGAAAAGAGAACGCCCGGTGGTTCGTCTGAACCACCGGGCGCTGTCTTCAGTCTTCCTGACCCCTTGCGGGGATTGGTCGGAGAGAGAGGATTCGAACCTCCGGCCCCTGCCTCCCGAAAGCAGTGCTCTCCGCCGCGTTCCCGCCGCGTTCCGCTGACGTGCCCGGTTTGTGCGGGGTTCCCGAAGGCTTCAGGAGGTTTCCGGGGATGCCTTACGGGGATGTTACGGGGATATGGGGCGGGTCACGCGAGGCCGACCTCGACCCATCCCCGCGCGTCGTCCTCATGGACCCAGGTCCGCGACGGCCCAGGGGCGGAGAGAGATTCAACTCGCGGTCGCTCGCCCCGCGCCCTGCGCGCGAGGGCGTCCCGCTGCGCCTCCTCGAGCGATGGGTGGAGACCCACTGGCACGTCCCCGACGTAGGCGCAGAAGCGCGCGGGGCCGTCGTCGCCGATGAGCCGGGTGAAGGTCTCCACGATTTCTTGGTACCAGTCGATCCGCTCGGCCGTGATGTCCCGGCCGTTCTCCCGGATGGTTATCCTTCCCGTCCTCAGGTGGGCGACCTGCATGAGCAGCACGTCCCGCTGCTTGATCAAGGTCGCGACGTGCTCGTCCAACGTCCTCACTGGGCGCTCCTGCTCTGCTCGATCCTACCGGCGGCTCCTTCCCTTGCCGCGGGGCGCCGCCGCGGCCTCGCGCAGGTAGTCCGGGTGCTGGTGCCCGTAGACCTTCTGTATGGTCTCTATCGACGTCGCCGTGAACCCCGAGACCGCCCAGGGGTCGACGCCGTCCTGCATCAGGTGGGTGATCCCGGTGTGCTTGAAGACGTGGGGCGTGATCCGCTTGCCGGTCAGCCCCGCCGCCCGCACGGCGGTGGCCAGCGAGCGCTTGTAGCTGCGCACGCGGCCGCGGACCATCCGCACCTCGCCGTCGACCACCTCCGGGCGCTCGGCCTCGATCACGAACCGCCTGGTCGTGCGGCGCAGGTGGAGCAGCCGGGGCAGCAGCCGCGGCGGGATCGGCATGGCCGCCTGGCGCCGCTTGCGCGTCCGGGGACGGCCGATCGGGTTGAAGTCGATCAGGCCGCGCCTCAGGTCGACGTGCCCGCCCTCGGTGTTCGGGTGCCACTGCAGGGCCAGGACGGCTTCCCTGCGGTGGGCCGTGTAGTAGCTGATCAGGATGATGTAGGGCAGGTGCCCCCTCGCCTTCGGCTCGCGCCGGGCGGCGCGGAGCAGGCGCGCCAGTTCGTCGCGGTCGAGCCAGTCCTGACGGGCCTCCGGCTTGCTCGGCAGCGACACGACGGGCGGGTTCAGCAGGACGCCGGCGGCGTGGCAGTAGCCGAGCGCCGCCTGGAGCGCGCCGAGCTCGCGACGAACGGTGTTGTGGTGGCAGACCCTGCCCGCCCTGTCGAAGTCCGAGGGCGCCGAGAGCTCCGAGCGCGTCCTGTCCCGCTTCGCCTCGGGGGCCTTGGGGTGCAGCCGCCGCGCCTTCGCCGTGGCGCGCGCCGCTCGGCGCTCGGCCTGCTCCGCCTCCTTCTTCGCGAGCTGCGCCGACCGGTGGCGGAAGTAGGCCCGGCACGTCTCGAGCGTGATCGTCGAGGCCGTGCGCTCGCCCCACCAGGGCAGCAGCGCCGCGATCGCGTGGCCGATGCGGGCGGCGTCCGTGGCGTTCGGCGCGTGCTCTGTCCCGTAGAGGTCCAGGACGTCGGCGATCAGGATCTCATGGGGATGACGCGGCCCGACGACCCGCGGGGCCCGGGCGTCGAGGAAGCGGGCGAGCTCCTCTTCAGCCTTTCGGCGGTCATCCTTGCCCGCGCCAGTGCTCCGCTCCCGGCGGACCCCGGATTCGGTCCAGACGATGTACCAGACGTAGTCGGCGAAGCCGCCTCGGCGCTTGGCCCCGAATCGGTCGTCGGGCCCGAAGAGGCGGAGGCGGGGTCCTGGGTTGGCGCGGGGCATGCGGGCTGGCCTCTGGCGGCGCGGCGCGCGCCGGCGGGGTTGGACTTGAAGCGCTCGACCTCCTCCGGGGAGACGAGGATGGTGTGGCCGATCCTGACCCCGCGCAAGCGGCCGTCGCGGAACGCCTGCTTGAGGGCGTGCAGGGTGACGGCGCCGCCCGGGTGGATCACCAGGCGGGCCTCCTCGAGCGTCAGGAGCGGCGCGGGGTGGTGGCCGGCGTCCGGCATCAGTCGCCTCCTCGGCCCGGTCGGTCGGGGAACACGACCTCCACGCGCCCGCCGAGCGCCTCGACGGCCGCGCAGAAGAGCGAGAGCGTCGGGCTGTGCCCGCGCTCCCACTTGCTGACGGCGCCGACGTAGATCCCGGCGCGCCCGGACAGGTCCTCGCCCGTCACCCCGAGCGCGACCCGGCGCGCCCGCAGCCTCTCGACGAGCGGGTGCCCGCCGGCGGCGCGCCCGCCGGCGCGGTGCAGAGACCCGGCGCGCTTCATCACGCGCCCGGGGCCCGGCGGTGGTCCACGACCGTCTCCGCCGCCAGGTAGGCGTGGCCGGCGCCGAGCGCGCCCGACGCCAGCAGCGCCTCGTAGTCGGCGAGCCGGCGCACCACGACCTCGTAGGCGACCGAGGGCACGATCCGGCCGGCGAGGGCCGCGTCCGGGTGAGACTCGGCCGTCGGCGGCAGGTCGACGAGCGAGCCGTCCCCGAGCCGGTACCGGACGACGTCGGGGAAGGCCGTCCGGCCGTCGGCGTGCAGGGCGGCGCGGACGCGGCCGATCCGGTGGCCGGTGACGCCCCGGGCCACGGCCGCGTCGCGCCGCAGCAGGTGGCGGTCGCCGGGGGAGGATCTGGCGACCCGCATCCAATACTCGGTGCTGCGCATGTGCGTCTCCATGGGAGGGACCGACCGGGGCCGGCCCCTCCGGTCGGGGTCAGAACAGGTCGTCGGCGCCGCCACCGTCGGCCGGGGGTGGCGGCGGGGGAGGGGGCTCCGTCGGGATCGCGACCGCGGGCTGCTGCGCGACGGGCGGAGGGGGCGGAGGCGGGGGCGGCTCGGCCGAGGCCGGCGGGGGCGGCTCCGCGGCCGCGGGCGGCTGTCGCTTGCGCCCGGCCGCGGGCGCCGCCTGGGTCGCCTGGGCCGCGGGCTGCTGGGCGGCCTGCTGCGCCGCCTCGGGCGTCTGCGTGGCCTGGCGCTCGAGCACGGTCACGAGCCGCCGGTACTCCGCCCGGATCTCCTCCGCGACGACCCCGTGGCCGCGTCGGTCGAGCTCGTCCAGCACGGCCGCGTTGGTCTCCCACACGCCGTCGAGGTCGGCGCGGCCGCGGCGCGCGCCGTTGCGCAGTTCGACGAACATCCCCTCGCGGACGTTCGTCTCGGTGCCGGCGTGGAAGTCGAGGACCTGGCCCTCGCTGGTCACGATCTCGTAGTCCGCGCCGTCCGCATCGCCGTCGAACGCGGGGCCGTTGTCGATCACTGGCGAGGGCGCTGCCTGAGGCGCAGACTGGGGCGCGGCCGGAGCCGAGGTCGGGGCCGGCACCGAGGACAGGCCGTGGGCGGCCCGCGAGGGCGGCGGGGGCGCGTCCTGCACGACCGTGTACTGGACGTCCTCCAGCTCGTCGCTGCTCGGGATCCCGAGCATGACCTCCGGCGCGTAGAGCCTGATCAGCATCGTCGCGGAGCGGTACCGGAGCATGTGCTCGGGCATGGACTGGTACTTCTGGTTCTTCGTCCAGCCCTCGGCCTTAGCCATCGCCATCGAGGCCGTGGCCGTGACCTCCTCGCCCGCGTCCGCCAGGACCGCGTGCGCGGTCACCTGGAGCGCGTCCCCTGCGCCGGTCGAGCGCCAGGAGATGCGGCCGCGGAAGACGCCGCTGCGGTTCGCCCGGCCGATCATGTACTGCGCGGACCAGCCGGCCCGGCCGTTGATGATGTTGATGTTCTGCATCACCACGAGCGGGTCCTCGTTGAGGCGCTCCGCCATGTGCAGGGCGATGAAGCAGTCGGCCGTCTTGCCGCGGAGGTGCGCCGGCACGAGCTGGCTGTTCGCGAAGAGGTTGGCGACGCGCTGGCCGAACTCGAAGCGGGCCGCGTCGGCGAGCATGCTGGGCATCGCCACGGCCGGCAGGGCCGACCGGAGCTGGTCGGCGCCGACGCCGGCGAGGGCGGGCAGGGAGGTGTCGGGCATCGTGGGTTCCTGGCTGTGGTGGTGGCTGGGGCGGGCGGTCAGCGGACGAGCGGGATCGGTTCGTCCACGAGGCGGGCGCCGGGGATCTCCCGGCCGGTGTCGAGGGCGAGCCGGACCTTGTGCCAGTTGACCTCCCAGAACTCGTCCGGGATCAGGCTTTCGTCGTCGACCTGGAGCCGCTTCACGACCTTGGACGTGACCAGCACGCCGTGGTCGGAGCGGACCTCGGGCTTGGTCGCGAGCGCCGCGGCCTGCTGCTGCGCCTCGGCCTGCCGCCGGCGCAGGTCCTCGGCCGCGGCGGCGTCGGCCGCGAGCTGCGCCGCGTCCACGGGCGCGCCCTGCGCGGCGGCGGCCTGGACCTCCCGCTGCTGGCGCTCCAGGTCGCGGGCGGCCTGGGCGGCGGCCTCCGCCTGCCGGTGCGCCTCGGCCGCGGCGGCGCGCCGCTCGGCCGCGACCTTGGCCTGGTATCGGGAGATGCGGGCCGTCATGCGCGCCTTGCCGCCCTCGATCGGGGCGAGGCGCACCTTGAAGGCGCCGTCGATCGCGCGCCCGCCGTCGATGTACGGGCGCTTGGCCCCGGTCCGGGCCTTCTCCTCCGCGTTGACGGCGTCGGTGAGGAGCCGGACGACGTTTCCGGCCTTGGCCAGCTGGTCGTCGTCGAGGATCTCCGGGCGCTCCTTGTCCCACTTCGCGCAGGCGGCCTCGAGGCGGGCGCGGGTCGCGGCGCGCTCGGGATCGTCCTGGGTCGCGGCATCGAGCAGGATCTGGTGAGCGGCCGAGACGACGCGGGCGCGATCGGCACCGGTCAGATCGGCGAGCGTGGCGCGGAGGAGCTCGATCGGCTCGGGCGGCATGTTGCCGCCGATGCCGTGGCGGTCCCGGAGGAGTTCCGGGGAGAGGGAGCCGTCGGGCATCTCAGGCGGCCCCGGCTTGCGCGGCGGCCGTGTCGGACCCTTCGCCGATGCGGGGCTTGCCGAGCGGGCCCTCGTTCGGGGCCATGGCGTCGAGCCGGTCGTAGCTGTCCCGCTGCAGCGCCTCGGCCTGCTGCAGCAGCCCCATGACCTGCTGGTTGTTCCGCAGCACGGCGCGCGCGGTCGGGCGGGCGTCGCAGAGGAGCTTGTTGCTCTTGGCGCCGACCTCCTCCCGGATCTGCCAGAGCAGGTCCTCGAGCTTCCAGCCGGTCGGGTTCGTCGGCCCCATCAGGACGGGCGTCGCGGGCCTGATCTCGTCTCTGACGGCCTGCGTCGCCAGCGCCGCGATCTCGCGCATGGTCTCGACATAGGCGATCGCATCGCCGGGGTTCAGCTCCTGGAGCTTGGCGTGGATCAGGTCGCCGTAGGTCGGATCCTGGTCGGCGGCGGCGGGGGCCGGCCGCCAAGCGACGAGGGAGCTGCGCTCCGCGACCAGGAACACGTCCGACCCGGCCATGATCTCCCCCTGGTCGACGGCGCTCACGGCTTCGGCGAAGTGGGTCGCGAAGCCCTCCATCTCGGCGTCCTCGATCACGCCGCCGTCCCCGGCGAGCATCTCGGCGGTCGCGGCGTCGCCGATCTCCTCGGCCGTGGTGCGCCGCACGGCGACGCGCATGGTCATCTCGATGGTGCGGGTGGACATGGTCCGGTCTCCGGTCGGTGAGGTGGAGATCAGGCGGCCTCGCCCGCGACGGCGGCGGGCGCCAGCAGCGCGCGGACCTCGTCCAGGGCGATGCAGATGTCCGTCGCCAGGAGCGCCATCAGCTCGGGCTCCTCGCCGTCGCGGGTCAGGATGATGGTCCGCTTGCCCTGGCCGCAGAACCAGCCGGCCTCGAGGTGGGCGGAGCGCCCGCACGGGAGGACGAGGACGCAGGTGTCCGCCCACTGCATGGCGCGCAGGTCCGAGACGAAGCCGCGGGCGGCGATCGGGTGCGTGGTCAGCAGCCGCCGGTAGTCGGCCGCGCTCCAGCGCTGCCAGTCCGGGTCGATCTCCGACCAGGCGAAGCCGCCCACGCCGTTGAACGGGTTGCGGAAGTCGTAGACCTCGTGGCCGTCGCCCCGGAGGGCCTCGACGACGGAGGGCTGGTGGGGATTGCGCCAGGACGACGCGACGTAGATTCGGCGCTTCATGCTCATCTCCAGGGGGTTCGTGGCGGTCACCACGTCGAGGCCTCGGCCACGACGAGCGGCCGGGTGGGGTTGGCGAGGGGGTGGGTCGGGTCGTGGGCGAGCGCCCAGGCGCGCAGCTCGGTCAGGTAGGTCCACTCGGCGGGCGCGATCGGGCGCCAGGGCCAGCCGCGCGGCCACCACTCCGGCGCCCAGCGGGCGGGGTCGTCCATGACCTGGAACGCGAGGCGCTGGTCGGAGAGGAGATCGCCCGTGTCCGGGCACCGATCCCCGTCCACGACCCAGCAGCGCGCCGGGACCCAGGGGCCTTGCTTGACCAGCCTGAGCTTGCCGTAGACCACCTCGCCCGGCCGCGTCGGCAGCTCGGCGCGCGGGCGGCGGTCCGGCTCGGCCGGGCGGCGGTTCGAGAGGCGGTCGAGGGCGATGGAGCCGTCGGGCATCAGCGGTCCTGCCCCTCGAAGGCCCGACGCAGATCGCGCATCAGCGGCAGGCGCGTGACCAGCTCCTGGTGCCGGCTGGCGATCCTCTCCTTGAGGTCGTCGACCTCCCAGGAGGAGAGGCCGGCGTCAGGGTCCAGCTTGGCGGGCAGGAACCGCGTCCAGCCCGGATCGTCGTCGAGCACCCGGCAGGCGAAGGTGACGGTGCTGCCGGCCCAGTCTATCCACTCGTTCCGCTCGCGCTCCGTCAGGTCCGCCCAGGCGAGACCTCGGCGGCAGGTCTCGCGGAGCGCCAGGCGCTCCAGCGCGCCCAGGTCGTGGCTGGGGCCGCGGTAGGGCAGGGCGGGGATCGTCGTCGCCATCAGCCGCGCGCCCCCTTGGGCCGGTGGCCGCGCCCGACGCCGTCGCCCCGGTACCGGAGCGCCGCCGCGTCGACCGGGCCGAGGACGTCGATCCAGTGCCAGCCCGCCGCGCGGGAGGTCCGGCAGGACACCCAGGCCGCCACCATGTCGCTGGCCTTGATCTGCGAGCGCGGGACCAGCTCGCCGGCCGCCGTGATCGCCGCGTGGCGGAGCCTGCGCGGGACGAGGATCGAGTGCTCGGTGCGCGCGCGGCGGCCGCAGGGGGTGCCGCTGTAGGTCGGGACCTCGCCGGGACCGTCGAGCGCGTCGAGCACGAGGCGCGCGCAGGCGTTGGTGAGCTGCAGGTCGTCCCCGGCGGCAACGACCTCGCGGATCGTCGCGACGACGTCGGCGAGGGTGCGCAGCGGCCGGCCCTCGAAGGTGCCCAGGTCGCGGTCGGGGATGGGGCTATCCACGGGCGGCCTCCACGTCGGACAGGGGGCGCGACACCTGGTCCGCCGAGAACGGGTTCGCCGTCACGGCGCGCGACGTCGACCTGTTGCCCAGCACCTCGACGACGTAGAGCCTGGCGTAGTGGCGCAGGATGCAGGCGACGGACACGCCGACACGCTCCGCGGTGCGCTCGAAGCTGTGGCCCTTGGCAAGCATCCGGTCCGCTGCCGCACTCATGTCGGCGGTCCAGGAGACGCGCTTGGCGTCGCTCGCGGGACGCGGCTTAGCCATGGGGGACCTCTTGGGAGACGATGCCGAGATACTGGCGCCAGGGCTGCCACCCACCCGAGGTGTAGAAGCCCCAATCCCGGCCCCGGTCCCGGCCGGTCCAGAGCAGCGTCCAGCAGCCCGCCTCGGGCATGGCGATCACGCGGTGAGGGATGGCCGCCGGCCGGTATGCGAAGGAGCCAGCCCCCCGGGTCCTATGCTCACGGCACCCGCCCAGCTCCTCGACGTACCAGCCTCGCAGCACGACAGAGACGAAGGGCCAGGGGTGGTCGTGCTGGTCCTGGTCCAGGTCCGGACGGTAAAAGCGGTGAAGTCTGACCGCGCCGAGCGGCCCTAGGCGAAGGGTCCAGCGGGTCAGGTACAGCGAACCGTCCGGGCCGGTGATCGTGAAGCGCTTCACGAGCCGTATCTTCATCACGCCGCCTCCCGCGCCTGCGGGGCCGGGCGCTCCAGGTCCTCGACGAACGCCTCGAAAGCGACCCGCTCTGGCGCCCCCTCGGCGAACTTCGAGGCCCGGGCCCGGAGCGCGCCGATCACCTTGCCGCGCGGCACGAGGTCGGGCGCCTGCGCGGCCACGATCGCCCGCAGCCACTCGCCCGGGTCGCGGGGCGCCGCGCCGACCGCGCGCAGCAGCTCGTCCAGCACCAGGTACTCCGACGCGGTCGGGCCGAACCGGCCCTGGATCGCGTAGACGGCGGCGAGCAGCGCGTCCCGGTAGCGGGTCTGGTAGTCCCGGACCTGGATCTGCAGCAGGTAGGCCATGGCCAGCTCGGCCGAGCGCCGGAGCGCGGCAGGGTCGACCTGGTCGGGGGCGGGGACGGCGGGAACGTCAGCCATCAATCGGCTCCAGCGGCTCGGGTCGCATGTCGGCCACCGCGAAGGCCCGGGCCACGCCCTTGTCGACGTCGAGCGCCTCCATGAGCCACTGAGGCCGGGGGTGGTACGAGGTGGCGCCGAAGTAGATCCGCGTCGGGATCACCCGCCGGACCGAGCGCTCGCCTCGCCAGTTGGTGTAGGCGAACCGCAGGGGCGCGGCCCCGACGGCGCCGGGGACAGGGGCGGGCTCGGACCCCGCCGGCATGCCGGCGAACGCGGCGAGCGCCGCGTCCAACGCCGGGGAGCGGGGCAGGGCGACCATGGCGCCCGCCTCGGGTGACATATCCGTCACGTCGACCTTGAGCCCGAGCGCCTCGACCCAGCGGAAGAGGTCCATGGTCGGCGCGTCGGTCTCGTGCGTCTCCCAGCGCAGCAGCGTGCGCGCGGCGACGCCGAGACGCTTGCCCAGCTCCCGCTGGGTGATGCCGAGTTCCTTCCGGCGCTTGGCCAGCAGGTTGATCAGCACGAAGTACCTGGTCGCCGCCGACATCACGCGGCCCCCCTCGGCTCGGTCCCGCCGGCGATCACGCCCAGCTCGGCCAGCCGCGCGCGGCAGCGGCCGTGGATCACGGGGTTGACGCCCTCGGCGAGGTCCATCAGGAGTTCGAGTTCGTCCGCAGCCTCCAGGATCGCGGCGGCGTCCACGCCGTGCAGGCGGTGCAGGGCGGCGAAGTAGCGCCGGGGGAGGTCGGCCGGGGGCACGGCCTCGATGCGCGCCGCGGAGTGCCACAGGGCGGGGCCGCCGGCGGCCGGGCGCACCCGGTAGCCGGTGATGCCGGCGCTCAGGATCGGGCCCGAGGCCACGACCCCGGCGAAGCGGATGCCGGCGTGGTGGCGCACGATCACGCGGGCGCCGAAGGGCAGGGCGTCCATGCTCACGCTCCGGTGCCGGGGGTGGGGACGGCGAGGCGGCGGCACTCGCGGGCGAGGCGCTCGATCTCGCGGATGCGGTCGGCCAGCGCCCGGGGGATCCTGCCGTCGTGGCCCGCCTCGGCCTCGAGCCGGGCGGCGCGCGCGGCGAGGTCCAGGATCTCCGCCGCGGTCGCGAGGGGATCGGCGGCGGTGGGGATCGGCAGGGAGCCGGGGGCGAAGCCGTCGGGCATGGCGGCGCCTCAGGCCGGGATCCGGTCGGCGGGGGCGTCGGCAGCCGCCCGCGCCTCGGCCGTGGCCATGGCCTCGACGATGCGGCGGCACAGCTCGGCCCCCGCCGGGGTCCTCTGGATCAGGACCGTGCGGCGGTCGTTGGCCGGGTGGCTCTTCCCGATCAGCCCGGCCTCGGCAAGGGCGGCGAGGTTGTAGCTGACGTTCGTGCCGACGTAGCAGCGCTTCGCGACGTCGGCGACCGAGGTCGGCCCGGAGGGCAGGCGCAGCAGGAGCAGCGCGCGCTCGGGCGTCGTCTTGTGGTCGCCGAGTTCGCGCAGGGCGGACCGGACGCGGTCGGCGAGCGCGGCCAGCTCGCGCTCGAGCTCGGTGTAGCGGGTGATCCAGTCGGTCTGCATGGGGTGCCCTCGGTCGGCAGGGGAGGTCAGGCGGCGGACCGCTCGCGATCGACGCGGGCCTGCGCGTCGATCAGGGCCCATTCGGCCTCGGTGATTTCGCGGCAGCCCTCGGGGACGGGGTGGGCCATCGCGTTCCTGATGCTGCGCTCGTCCCCGGGCCCGAACAGGCGCCCGAGCGGCAGCGCCAGGCAGAAGCTGGAGTTCGTCCAGATGAGCTGGGCGCTCGGGAGGCCCATGCCCCCTTTGCTCTCGGCGTCGTCCCAGGACAGGTTAGGATCCCACCCGAGCATCTCGTTCGCGACGGCGCGGAGGTTGGGGAACTCCGGAAGCGCGGCCATCTCGGCCGAGACCTCGGCGGCGTCGGCGCGCGGGACCATCATGCGGTGCTTGCCCCGGCCGCTCACCTTCCAGCCGGACGGGACGGGATCGGCGAGCATGAGGCCCACGACGCGCACCGGGCGGTGATTGCCGAACAGGCCCTCGGCGCTCGTGTAGTAGCCCGGCGCCCCGTGCTTCCTGGCGAACTCGACGGCGGCGAGCCGGGCCTTGTCGTGCGTCTCCTGCACGGCCTTGGCCCTCGACAGCAGGGGATCCCCCTCGATCAGGAAGTGTCGGTAGATGCTGGACTGGCCCACGGCCGTGTCTCCCTCGCGGTAGAAGCGCCGGGGTGCGCCCCCGGCCGGCGCCGACTGTCACTCCGCAGCCCGTCGGCGGCTGCCCGTCATGGTTCGGTTTCGGCTTCTTCGTTTCTGAGTTGGCTGGCGCCCGCACCCCGGGAGGGGTTCGCCGCCCCGGTCGCCCGGGCCGACACGCCTATTCGTTTGGTGGCGCCGGGACGCGCGGGGCACTCGGGGGGCCCTCGACCTTCGGAGACGCGCGGCACCTCTCGCTTCCGTGCCTGCGTCCGGCTCCCGTGCCGGCCGTGCGCCTCGTCCGAACCGGGGGCGACCGTCGCCCCCGCGCGTCCCGTCCCCGGTTTCAGCGCCCGGGGTCGCGGCTCCGCTCGATTTCCGTCCAGTCTGACCGGCCCCCTTGCGGGGCCGTAGGCGCGCCGGCCTCACGGATCGAGCTGGTTCCGGCCCGAGCCGCGGGGCCGGAAGGGCGGGCGGCGCGCCTATCCCGTGGGGTGGTGGTGGTGGTGGCCGTTGAGCCGCCGCGACCCGGCCCGGACGCGGCGCACGGGGCGCGGCTCGTCCGGGCGGTAGAGCCAGGGCGGCAGGTCCAGGACGAGCGCGGCGCCGTCGAGGCGGTGCCCGACCTCCGTCGCGCACCAGGTGTCCCGGGTGACCGGCATGGGCCAGCCCTGCGGGCCGACCTCGAACGAGCAGACCGACAGCGTCAGCGGCGCGTCCGCGCGCTTCGAGCTCGCGACCAGCCGGTAGCAGCCGTAGTCGCGGACCTCGCTGCGCTCCAGCCGGATCCGGCCGAGGTCCGCGCCGTCGCCGATCGCGACCGCGATCAGGTCGCCGGCCTTCCAGCCGAGCTCGGCGCGCAGGCCCTCGGGGAAGCGGAGCATCAGGCGCCGGCCGGCGCGGTTGTGGGCGTACATGCCCATGGTGACGCCGGCCCTGAGGGGGCGCCGCGGGCCCGCCGGGGCCGTCGCGACGCGGAGGCGGTGGAACGCCATCTCAGGCGACCTCGGCGGCGTCGACCGCCGCGGCGAGGGTGACGGTGACGAGCGGCGCGGCGCCGCCGCCGTGGCGCCAGGGCTCGCGGCGGCCCAGCGCGGAGTGCAGCTCGGTCACCTCGGCGGCGGAGAGGCCGTCGAAGTTGTCGGCGAGGAAGTCCCGGAGCGGGACGACGCGGCCGTAGCCGTCGTCGCGGGCGTGGCCGTCCTCGCCGACCGTCACGCAGACGAGGGTGCCGCCGTCGAGCCCGGGCGCGGCGGGCCGCTCGGCCGGGGCCTCGGGCTCGGGGCGCTCCGCCGGCATCGCGGCGGCGGCCTCCAGCGCCTCGGCGCGCAGCTCGGGGAGCGTGGCGGCATGGACGCTCCTCACCGCGCATTCTTCGGACCAGAACTCGAAGCGCCACGGCGTCGAGCCGAGGTCATGCCTGTACTCGATCTCGACGTTCGCGACGGCGAACCAGCCCTCTGGGCGCGTGCCGTTGGCCTTCCTGTGGAACCAGCGGCCCGTCGCGACCTCGGCGACCTCGGCCGCGACGGTCTCGGGGGTGACGGACGGCGCCAGCCGGTCGGCGACGGCGCGCAGCAGCGCGGCGACGGCCTCGTCCGAGGCGGTGAGGAGACTGCCCGCCCCGAGCGCGCCGGCGGCGAAGGCGTTGATCGCGCGATCCCCCTGGAGCAGCGAGACGAAGGCGCCCGCGCTCGCCTCGGTGACGACGGGATCGGCGATGGGGTTCTCTGACTCTGACGACATGGACCCGGCCCTCGGGAGGCGACCGGGGCGCCAGGCACCCCGGTCTAGTTGGGAGGAAGCGCCGTCGTGGGGTAGCCCCATCGGTCGGTGCAGGAAAAATGTACCGCGTGATGGTACGTCAGTGCAAGCGAATAATGTACCTTGAAGTGGTACACGACTGTTTGCCATCCATGTCATACTCAGATATGGACAGTCGTCGGCTTCATGAGCGCCGCAGTGCTCGCCGCGATCTGAGTCGGCGTCGTGCTCGCCTATGAACAGATCTACCCCAGGCAGTCCCACCCGCTCCGGCCGGCGAGGTCTTTGCATCTGGGGAAGCGCGGCGCGTGCGCAACAATGCGACTTTGCTTCTCGTGCATCATTGCTAGCGCAAGAATATATTCATTGACACCGAAAGGTGTCCAAGGTTGGATATGGGCAGCTAATCGCTGACGATCACGGCTGAAAAGCATGCGTAGTTCATTTGCACTACAAGGACTGCCGCATCGGGGGCGCGAGCTTGCGGAGGCCGCTGCTAGCCTCGGCGGAGGTATCGTCATTTTCGATGCCGAGGATCGTGTCCTCTGGGCTAATCAAGAACAACGTGAACAGTGGCCTTGCTTCCAGTTCAGGCCGGAGGACACCTACAAAGACCTGATCTATGCTCTGGTGCGCCACGGCTTCAACGGCAACCCCCTTGCCGCCGAGAACCCGCGTCTCTACGCCGAGACGGCGAGCTGTGCCCGTCGGCATACCGATATGGATTTTATCAACGTCTATCCCGCGGGACGCATGCTGGTCTCCCACCTGCGCCTCGACGGTGGCATGTCGATGCAGGCGCGCGTCGCGGTCAAGGCGACAGGAATGGAGCGGTACTTCGACGGCGCGCAAAACTGGCTCGGCGTCGTGTGGGCATCCAAGATCAGCGAAGCGTTTCGAGGGCTGCAGTCGGCGCTGGACGCCGTCGGCCTCGCCGTGGGATTAGTCGACCAAGCCAAGCGCTTGATCCACGCCAACGCCGCGTTCCGGCTGCTGGCCGAGCGGGGCGACGGGATCCTCGAGACTGAGGACGGCATCCGCGCCGCCGACAGATATGACCACATCGTTCTGGCCCAGGCGGTCCTCGCGGCCTGCGCCGGGCGCAAGGAGCCGGCCATCGTTCCCCTGCGCCGTCCGGGCGCCGGGGACCCCCACCTGCTCGCGGTCTCGCCCGGTGCATCCGCCGGTACGGCCGTCCTAGCCGTCGCCGCCTTCGGAGAGGACCAGGAGGAGATCCGCAGTGCCCTCGGGCGGACCTTCGACCTCACGCCCGCCGAGGCCCACGTCACAGCGCTCTTGGGCGCCGGCCTCTCGGTCCGGGAGATCGCGGACGCGCGGAGCGTAGATCCAGGAACAGCCTACAACCAAGTCAAGGGCATCAAGGCGCGGCTGCGTCGGTCGGGATTCGCCGCCGCCGGGCTGGGCGACATCACGAGCCTGGTCATGAGGATCGCGGCGATAACACGCGCGTCGCTGACGCGCCAATGAGGAGAGGCTGACATGCAGGGAGTGATGGGACTCGACTTTTCTGGTGTCGTCGCCGGCTTGGTCGCTGGCGGGCTCGCGCCCGAGCAGGCCGAGGTTGCTGTGGGCGACATGAGCGCGCTGCTCGATCATCTTGCGCGGAACCCGTCCGCCACGCTCGCGATGACCGAGGCGGCCGACGCGGCGCTGCATATAGTGATCGAGGATCCCAAACTGCTGGCCCAGGTGTCCGCGGCAATGGGCGGCGTCGAGCTCTATCACGACGCGAACGCCTATGGCACGGCGGCGTTCGCCGAGGCATGGCAGGTCACAAGGGCCGCCTTCGCCGAGCACGGCGTCGAGTTGGTGTCCAACTACAAGGACGCGCCACGGGGCGCTTGCAAGGGAGCGGCGATGTGCGCGTTGGCCGCTAGACAGGCGGCGATGTGCGCGCTCAGCCTGAGGGCCGCGTGACAGTGGCGCCCCGGCCCGCGCCGGTGAGCCGGGGTGCTCCTCAATGCTGATGCATCAAGCGCATGCACCGATGTGCGTGACGAGGCGAGATGTTCCGATTATGTTCTGGTTGCTAGGCTGGCGCGATGGGGGGCGCGATGGGGCTGTCCGATGAAGATAGAGCTTGGCTGACGCTTGTTCGTGCAGTCCCCCCCGCGATGCGCAGCCTACTGGCCGATGCCGCAGAGGCTATTGCTGACGGTCGGGCGCCGCCCCGTTTAGCAAAGTCTCCAACAAAGTCAGGAACTGCATCTTCTGGTCTTCGTTCATCCGGTGCAGCGCGGCCAAAATGCGGAGGTCGTCTTGGGTAAGATCCGGAGCATCCGGCATTAGCTCCCACATGCCGCAGTTCAGGGCTCGTGATATCTGAGTTGCGCTGTCGAGCGAGTACCAGATATCGCCGCGCTCCAGTTTCGCGATCTTCTCGCGGTTCGCGCCAATCATCTCGCCAAGCTGCTCCTGGGTGAGCTTGCGCCTCGCGCGCAGCCCGGCCAGTCGGCTCTTGGTCTTCGTTGTTCCAGCCTGCTTAGACATGGGCCGAATGTACCTAACGATGGTACATTTCGGCAGGACCTTCATATGGTCCGATTCTCCGATCAACGTCATTGCATCCTGTACCATGTGGTGGTACAAACGTGGGCATGCGAAACGCACGCCCCCTCACTCAGCTCTGCCGGAAGCACGGGATCACCCTCGCCGAGTTGGCGCGGCGCCTGAAGCGCCCGCGAAACACCATCAAGAAATGGGGCGCGGAAATAACCCTGCCGGCCGAGGAAATCCCTGAGGTGATCCGTGCCTTCGGCGGCGCGGTCAGTGCCAGCGAACTTCGGCCCGATTTGGTCGAGCACTTCGCCAAGTCCGCGGCCTGAACGCCGCCATGCCGCCCTTCCCCCACCACCCCCAGGCCGCCCCCGGCGGAGGAGATACGACGATGGTCGCCGACGTTCGCTGCACGCCGCACTGCGAGGGGCCGTGCCCCGATGCCGCCGCCGCGCGCGGCGTGCGGTGTCCCAGGGCCGGGGCGGCCTCGCTTGACCTTGGCATGGCCGACGCCATCGCCCAGGCGTCCCGTCTCGCCGACGAGCTGGAGCGCGCGGCCGATGCCGCCGAGCGGCTGGCGGCTGCGCAGGTGCACGTTCCGGACGCTCACGCCCCATGCGCCGCCGACGGGTGCCGGTTGGCCCCGCCGAAGCCCGGCCTCCGCGTCGCCCTGGGCGAAGGGACCGTCGAGCACTGGGACGAGGCCGGGAACCTCCGCGGGGTCGGGACGACCAACGGGACGGTCAATCGCCCGTGCCCGGCGTGTCCTCTTGCCACTCGTAGCGATGCGGCCGCCCCAGGTGGTCCGTCGTCGATCGGATGAAGTGCCGGTCGCAGAGCTCCTTCGCCTCCGGCCAGCGATGGCCGCACCAGAAGCTGACGTTGTCCGAGGTCGAGTCCACCACCATGACCCTGTCGTCCTCGAAGTCGCTGACCACGCGGACCACGGCCATCCGGACCGCCTCGATGCCTGCCCTCGTCTTGAGGTGCCAGACGCCGGGCGCGATGCGGAAGGGTTCGTGCTTCTTGAGCGCCTTCTCGATGTCGGGCGCACGGTCGTCCAGGTCGCGGAGCCAGCAGAACAGCAGGAGGTTCCGCCGCTTCGTCTCTTTGTTCCAGGGCATCGGGTTGCTCCGTGGGGTGTGTCGCAACACCCACGGTAGCGACGGCGGGGGCGGGCGTCGAGCCTGCCCCCGCGCCTGACGGGAGACGCGCCGCCATGCCCCGCCGGCCGCCCCTCTCCGTGCCCGCCCTGACCAAGACGCAAGACTCCCACCATAACCAGACTGTCAAGGAAGCCTACGCCGCCGGGCCTGCCCGCGTCCCGCGCGCATCGGTGTGCATCCGGCTCTCCGTCGCGGTACGGCGCACCACCTTCGGCGTCGGCGTCCTGCTCGCCTCGGCCGGCCTGGGCGGCTTGGTCCTGGGCGGCGCGGCGGTCTCCGCCGTCCTGTCGCTCGGCCCCGATCCCCGCGATCGAGCGCAGCAGCGCCAGCCTGGCCCCGACCTCGTCCTCGCCCGCCTCGATCACCGCCTCGCCCCCTCGCCCGTCCTGCTGGGCCCGAGTGTGGACGAGGCCGTCCCCCACGTCCTATCCAATCGATAGGGGTATTTTGGATGACGCTTCATCGCCCCGCCGGGTCCATCGAGGACAAGCTCCGCGACGTCCTCAACCAGCTCTCCCCGGACGAGATCCTCGCCGCGACCGGCAAGCGCGCGGCGACGTTCGCCAAGATCTGCAACCCGTCGAACGACTACGGGCTCGACCTGCCCGACGCCGCCGCGCTGGACGCGGCGCTGGTCGCCCGCGGGCTGAGCCCCGTCTTCGCCCCGGCGCTGCAGGAGATCGCGCAGGCGACGCTGGCGAGGCTGCGCGGCGCGCCCACGCCCGCCGCGGACATCGACCGGTGCCTGCGCTCGCTCGCCCGCGAGGTCGGCGAACTCAACGGCGAGGTCGACAAGGCCATGGCCGACGACGCGCTCGACGCCCGCGACCGCCGGCGCATCGCCCGCGAGGCGCAGGACGTCATCGACAACGCCCGGGCCATCCGGGACATGGTGGAGCCGCCCCACGGCGGCGCCGGGGTCGTGGCGCACCCCTCCGCCCGGGGGACCGCGGGATGACGCCGGCCCCGAACCCGCGCAGGATCCCCGCCTACCGGGAGGGCGTCGAGGCCGCCTCGCGCGGCGAGGACCGCTCCGCCAATCCCTACGTCCCGGACACCGACTCGGGCTGGGCCTGGGCCGAGGGCTGGGGCGACTACCACGCGGCGTGCCGGCTCTACCGGGCGCGCGGGGAGGCGGCCTGATGGGCGCCGCGCTCTCGCCCGAGGACCTCGACACCGCCCGCCACCACCTCGGCCGGGGCGCGCGTCCCTCGACCGTGGCCGGGTGGTTCGGCACGAGCGTCGCCCGGCTGCTGGCCGCGGTCCAGGTCCCGGCTTCCGTCGCCGCGCCGCCCGCCCCGGGCCCGCGCGAGCCGGTCGGCTGCCGCTGGATCGACGGCGACGTGCGGTCCGGCGCCTGGGGCTACTGCCAGGCACCCCAGCGGCCCGGCTCGTCCTACTGCGGCCACCACCACGGCGTCGCGTGGGTGCCGCCCGTCGGCGCGGCGGCGGTCCGCCGGGCCCGCGAGACCGAGCGCCTGGCCCGCGCCTTCCGACCGAAGGAGTCCCCCTGATGGGCGTGATCCTGTCCCGCGGCGAGCTCGACGAGCTGCGCCGCGCCGCCGACGCCGGGCCCGGCGGGCTCGACGTCTCGACCCTCACCCCCGCGCAGCGGCGCTGCGCCGAGCTGATCGCCGGCGGCGAGAGCTACAAGGGGGTCGCGCGGGCCCTCGGCATCTCGACGCACACCGTCAGCGCCCACCTCGCGGCCGTGCGGCTCAAGCTCGGTATGGGCGCCCGCGACCTGCGCCGCCTCGCCTCGACGGAGGCCGCGCCGTGCTGACGCTCAGACCCTACCAGGAGGCCGGCGTCGAGGGCGTCCGTCGCGAGTTCGCGGCCGGCGCCCGGGCCGTGCTCTTCGTCGCGCCGACCGGCGCGGGCAAGACGCCCACCTTCGGGCGCATCGCCTCGGGCGCCTCGGCGCGCGGCAACTCGGTCTGGATCGTCGAGCCCTCGCGCGTCCTGCTCGCGCAGGTCTCGGGCAAGCTCCACGAATGGGGGATCGACCACGGCGTCGTCGCCTCGGGCTTCGCGCCGCGCCCCAACGCGCTGGTCCAGGTCGCGACCGTGCAGACGCTGGTCAAGCGGCTGGGCAAGCTGCCGCCGCCCAAGCTCATGATCTGGGACGAGGCGCACCACGGCGTCAGCGCCAGCTACGTCGCGCTCGCCCAGGCCCTGGCGGACACCCGCATCCTCGGCGTCACGGCCTCGCCGCTGCGCCTGGACGGCGCGGGCCTGGGCAAGGGGCACGGCGGGTGCTTCGAGCGCCTGGTCGAGGCGCCGAGCGTCGCCGAGCTCACGGACATGGGGTTCCTGGTCCCGGCCAGGGTGTTCGCGCCGCCGACCGACATCGACCTCAGCGGGGTGAAGACCCGCATGGGAGACTACGCCGTCGGCGAGGTCGAGAAGCGCGTCGACAAGGCCGCGATCACGGGCAGCGTCGTCGAGCACTACCGCAAGCTCGCCGGCGGCAAGAGGGCGATCGCGTTCTGCGTCAGCATCCAGCACGCCGAGCACGTCGCGGCCGAGTTCCGGGCCCACGGCGTGCCCGCCGCCCACGTCGACGGCGAGATGGACGGGGCGCAGCTCAAGCGCGTCCTGGCGTCCTTCGAGCGCGGCGAGCTGTCCGTTCTGACCAACTGCTCGCTGATCTCCGAGGGCTTCGACGTCCCCGGCGTCGACGCGGTGATCCTGCTCCGCCCGACCCAGTCGCTCGCGCTCCACATCCAGCAGGTCGGCCGCGCGCTCCGCCCGGCCGAGGGCAAGGACTTCGCCATCGTCGTCGACCACGTCGGCAACACGGCGCGCCACGGCCTGCCGGACGAGCCGCGCGAGTGGTCGCTGCAGGGCGCGCCGAAGCGCAGGAAGGGCGACGTCCTCGCCGAGCCCCAGGTGCGGGTCAGGCAGTGCCCGACCTGCTACACGGCCCATAGACCGGCGCCCGTGTGCCCGGCTTGCGGCCACGCCTACCAGGCCGAGGCGCGCCAGCCCGAGGAGCGCGAGGGCGAGCTCCAGGAGGTCGAGGCCGCGAGGGAGAAGGCCGAGCGCGCCCAGGCGCTCCGGCGCGAGGTCGGCGCCGCGAAGACCCGCGAGGACCTGGAGCGCATCGCGGCCGAGCGCGGCTACAAGAAGGGGTGGGTCGACCACATGATGTCGGCGCGCCACCTCGGCGCGCGCCGCGGGCCCGGGCCGTCGCTGTTCGACCAGGGCTACTACGAATCGCTCAACGCGGCGGCCGAGCGGAGGTCCGCATGACCGACCTCGCCGGCTACGAGGCGCTGCTGGCCCGCAAGGTCCTCGAGGCGCCGCCCGCGGGGATGGAGGACGTCCCCGAGCTCCACCCCGACCTCAAGCCCCACCAGCGCCACGTCACCGAGTTCGCGCTCCGCGCCGGACGCTCGGCCGAGTTCATGGACACCGGCCTCGGCAAGTCGTTCAGCGCGCTGGAGTGGGGCAGGGTGGTCGCCGAGCGCACCGGCCGGCCGGTGCTGATGCTCTCGCCGCTCGCCGTCGCCCCGCAGCACCGCCGCGAGGCCGAGCGCTGGGGCATCCCGGCCAGGGTCGTCCGCTCCGCCGACGAGCTCGCGCCCGGGGTCAACCTCGCGAACTACGAGAAGCTCCCGCACTTCCGGCCCGAGGACCTGGGCGGGGTCGTGCTCGACGAGTCCTCCATCCTCAAGACCTTCACGGGCGTCTACTCTCGCCGCCTGGTCGCCTTCGGCGCCGGGATCCCGTTCCGGCTCGCCTGCACCGCGACGCCGGCGCCCAACGACCACACCGAGCTCGGCCAGCACTCCGCCTTCCTGGGCGTCATGCCCTCGGCCGAGATGCTGTCGCGGTTCTTCGTGACCGACCAGGCGGAGATGGGCCGCTACCGCCTGAAGGGCCACGCCGTCGCGCCGTTCTGGAGCTGGGTCGCGAGCTGGGCGCGCTGCGTGTCGCGGCCCTCGGACCTCGGCTTCCCCGACGACGGCTACGACCTGCCGCCGCTCGACCTGCGCTGGCACACGGTGCGCGCCGACATCCTGCGGGACCGCGGCGACACGCTCTTCCGCCTGCCGGGGGCGAGCGCCACCGACATCCACCGGGAGAAGCGCATCACGGCCGAGGACCGGGCCCGCGTCGTCGCGGAGCTCGTCCACGCGGAGCCGGGCGAGCCGTGGTGCGTCTGGGTCGACACGGACTACGAGGCCGACGCCGTCATGGCGCTCCTCGCCGGCGCTCCCGGCGGGGTCGCGGAGGTGCGCGGCTCCATGCCGGAGGCGCGCAAGGAGGCGGGGCTCCTGGGCTTCGCCGACGGCACGCACCGCGTGATCGTCACCAAGCCCTCGATCGCCGGGTTCGGCCTCAACTGGCAGCACTGCGCGCGCACCGCCTTCGCGGGCGTGAACTTCTCCTACGAGGCCTTCTACCAGGCCCTGCGCCGCTTCTGGCGCTTCGGCCAGCTCCGGCCGGTCCGGGCCCACGCGGTGCTCGCGGACACCGAGCAGCACGTCCGCGCGGCGCTGTCGCGCAAGCAGGACGGCCACGACGCCATGCGGCGGGAGATGGCCGCGGCCATGCGGCGCTCGGCGGAGCGCCGGTCCACCCGCCTCGACTACAACCCGACGGCGCCGATGCGGCTGCCGTCCTGGATCAGGAGCGCCGCATGAGCGGATTCGTGCTCGACCAGGCCCACGGGGCCGGATGGTCGCTCTACCACGCCGACTGCGTGCCGGGCATGGCCGCGCTGCCGGCGGACAGCGTCGACTTCAGCGTCTACAGCCCGCCGTTCAGCTCGCTCTACATCTACTCGGAGAGCGTCGCCGACATGGGCAACGTCGCCTCGGACGAGGAGTTCGCCGAGCAGTACCGCCACGCCGTGCGCGAGAAGTTCAGGGTGACCCGGCCGGGGCGCCTGACCGCGATCCACGTCAAGGACCTCGTCTACTACCAGAACAGCTCGCCCCGCGGCACGGCGGGCCTGCGGCCCTTCTCCGACCTCTGCACGAAGATCCACGTCGAGGAGGGCTGGGACTTCCACTGCCGCGTCACGATCGCGCGCGACCCGGTGCGCGAGATGCAGAAGACCAAGGCGCACGGGCTCCTCTGGCGGACGATCAAGGAGGACAGCTCGTTCAGCCGCACCGGCCTGCCCGAGTACCTGATGGTGTACCGGAAGTGGGCGACGACGGAGGAGGAGCGGGCGAAGGCGGTCAGGATCGGCCACACCGCGGAGGGCTTCCCCGTCGCGGAGTGGCAGCGGCTGGCGTCCCCCGTGTGGCCGACGAACGGCGCGATATCGCCGGTGTGGAACTACCCCTCGGAGGACCTGCCGGAGACCGACGTCCTCAACGTCAAGGTCGCGCGCTCCGACCGGGACGAGAAGCACCTGTGCCCGATGCCGCTCAACATCACGCGGAGGGCCATGCGGGTCTGGTCGCGGCCGGGCGACGTGGTGCTCAGCCCCTTCGGCGGCATCGGGTCCGAGGGGACCGTGGCGCTCGCGAACGGCTGCCGCTTCGTGGGGTTCGAGCTGAAGCCCGAGTACTTCCGCCTCGCGGCCCGGCACCTCGCCGACGCCGAGGCCGCGGCAGCCGCGGGCACGCTGCTCGACCGGCTCGACCAGGTCGCGGCGGAGTGACGGCGATGCTCGACCGGAACCCGTACCTGATCCGCGGGCCCGCCGTGCTGGGCGTCAGCGGCGGCCGGACCAGCGGCAAGATGCTCTGGCGGATCGTCGACGCGCACGGCGGTCGCCTCCCCGACGACGTCCACGCCGTCTTCTGCAACACCGGGCGGGAGGACGAGGCGACACTGGACTTCGTGCGCGACCTCGGCGAGCGACTCGGGGTCCGGATCGTCTGGCTGGAGCGCGACTGGGACGCCCCCGGCGGCTTCGTCGAGGTCGGCCACAACTCGGCCGACAGGGCAGGCACCCCACTCCGCCGTGCGATCGAGAATCGGCGGTTCCTGCCGAACGGCGTGACGAGGTTCTGCACCGTCGAGGGCAAGATCGTCCCGACCCGGGAGTACATGCGGTCTCTCGGCTACAGGAAGTGGCTGAACGTCATCGGCCTGCGCAGGGACGAGCCGAAGCGGGTCAAGAAGAAGCTGCGGCAGAACGCCGCCGGAACCGAGCCCTACATCAACGTCATGCCTCTCCACGAGGCGAACGTCGGCAAGGACGACGTCCGCAGGTTCTGGTCGGGTAAGCCGTTCGACCTGCGCCTGCCCGACGACGAGGATGCGTTCGGCAACTGCGACGGCTGTCACCTCAAGCCTCGGGTGAAGCTCCTCATCGTCCTGCTGCGGGACATCGACGCCCTCGACTGGTGGATCGAGATGGAGGCCTGGGCGACCGACGTGACGCGGAAGGCCAGCGGCGCGCGCTTCCGCAAGGACGGACCGACCTACGCCGAGCTCAAGGCCTACGTCCTCAACTACCCGGAAGCGGCCAGGGCCGAGGTCGCGCGCTTCAAGGAAGCGGAGCGCGTCGGTCGGGCCACGGGCAGCCTCTTCGAGCACGGAGAGTCCATTGACTGCGCCTGCACCGACTGACGCGCGGGAGCGGGTGGTCCGCGCCGCGGTCGAATGGGTCTACGCCCAAGACTGCTCCGACGCCCTGGCCGAGCTCGAGGACGCCGTGTGCGCCCTGATGGGCCGAGGGTTGGACGGATCTCCGCGGGTCTCAGAGGTCGCCGCATGACCCGCCACAAGAAGCCTACCCGCCGCGAGATGGCCGACGCGGCCGAGCGGCTCGCCCGGGCCGCAGAAGCCGAGCCCGCGCGCCGCCGGCCGGTCGCCGGGGAGCCGCCGGAGCGCCTGCGCCGCCGGCTCATGGCCGACTTCGAGCGGTTCGCCGCCGACCGGCGCCGGCGCGAGCTCGCCGAGCAGGATGAGCGCTCCCGCCGCGCGGCCGCCGAGGCGGACCCGTTCGGGGAGGCGTCGCCGTGACCCGCCGCAATCCCGAGACCGAGGTCCGCAACTCGATCCGCCTCGCCTGCAACGGCGCGACGCGGCTCTTCAACAACCCCGTCGGCGAGGCCTGGGCGGGCAACGTCCTCGACCACGCCGACGGCCGCCTGGTCCTCGGCTACCCGCGCCGGGTCGCCTACGGCCTGTGCCCGGGCAGCTCCGACCTGATCGGGTTCACCGCCGTCACGATCACGCCGGAGATGGTCGGGCGCACGGTCGCCGTCATGACGGCCGTCGAGGTCAAGACGGCCCGCGGCACCCCCACCGCCGAGCAACTCAACTTCATCGACGCCGTGCGGCGAGCGGGCGGCATCGCCGGCGTCGCCCGCTCGCCCGAGGAGGCCCTGGCGCTCATTGCCGCCGGCCCCGGCGCCACCGAGTAAGAGACACCCATGCCTGACGGCTCATTGTTCACCGGGCTCATCGAAACCCGCCCGGCGGCCAGGACCCGCGCGCGGCGCCGCAACGCCCGGCGGGACGATCGGCGCCGCGACGAGTGGCCGCTCGAGGCCGGCATCAACGTCGTGTTGTTCGCCGGCATGGGCGGGGCGTGCCAGGGGCTGGAGGACGCGGGCTTCCCGGTCCACGTCGCGGTCAACCACGACGCCGTCGCCATCGCCACGCACAAGGCCCTGAACCCGTTCACACGCCATCTGCACGCCGACATCTACGAGGTGTGCCCGCTGGAGGCGACCGGGCGGCGGCAGGTCAACATCCTCTGGGCCAGCCCGGACTGCCTGGACCACTCGGTGGCCAAGGGAGGCGCCCCTCGATCGCCCCGGGTGCGCTCCATGCCCTGGCAAGTCTGCCGGTGGATCGGCAAGCTCCGCAAGCACGGCCTCGGCCCGCGCGTGGTCTACCTTGAGAACGTCAGGGAGATCCGCGGATGGGGACCGCTCATCGCCAAGCGCTGCAAGGCGACCGGCCGCGTGATCAAGCTGGACGGCACCGTCGCGGCCAAGGGCGAGCGCGTGCCGCGGCAGGAGCAGCAGCTCGTCCGCGACCCGAAGCGCGTCGGCCGCACCTACCGGGCCTGGGTCAGGCACCTGGAGAAGTTGGGTGCGCGGTATGAAGATCGCGACCTGAACTGCGCGGAGCACGGCGTCCCGACCTCGCGCAAGCGCCTCTTCGGCGTCGGCGTCTTCGGCCCCGGCGATATCGAATGGCCGCCGACCACGCATGGGCCGCGGGATTCGGAGGCGGTGAAGGCGGGCAAGCTGAAGCCCTTCCGCGCGGCGGCGGAGATCATCGACTGGTCCCTGCCGCTGCCCTCGATCTTCGACCGGAAGAAGCCCCTCGCGGCGGCGACGCAGCGGCGCGTCGCGGTCGGGATGAAGCGGTTCGTGATCGAGGCCGCGCGGCCGTTCCTAATCCACCTGACGCACCATGGGGCGCGGCCCGAGATCGACCCGACCGAGCCCATCTCGACGGTGACCGGCGCGCATCGCGGCGAGATGGCACTGGTCGGCGCCGCGGTCGTGCCGACGACCCACCGCAGCAAGAAGAAGGGGCGCGAGCGCGTCCACGACGGCGAGGGGCCGGTCCCGACGCTGACCGCCGGCGTGAAGGGCGGCGAGTTCGCCGCGATGGCAGCGACCGTGGTCGGCGCCGGCGGCCGGGCCGCGCAGAGCCCCCCGATGGGCGCGGCCGATCCGCTCAACACCAGCACGACCAAGGAAGATCGCTGCGTGGTGGCGGCGCACCTCACGAAGTTCCAGGAGAACAGCGTGGGGCAGCAGCCGGGCGCACCGCTCGACACCGTCATGGCCGGGGCACCGCGCTTCGGCGTGGTCGGCGCCTCCCTGGCGCCGCACGTCGCGGTGTTCCGCGGCGACAGCGCCGGGGTGCCCGCGACGGCGCCGCTCCCGACCGTGACCGCGAACAGCTTCCACAAGCGCCCGGGCGGTGCCGCGCCGCTAGGCGTGGTCGGCGCGACGCTCGCTCCCACCATCGTCCGCCCCGGGCATACGGGCCCGGGCTACACCGCCCACCGGGGTCAGGACGCGGCGGACCCGCTCCAGACCGCCACGGGATCGCCCGAGTTCTCGGTGGTCGCCGCGTCGCTGGTCCAGACCGGCTACGGGGAGCGGAAAGGCCAGAAGCCCCGCGCTATCGACATCGAGAACGCCATCGGGACGCAGATGGCGGGCGGGGCGAAGCACGCGGTGGTCGGAGCCGCAATGGTCCGCACCGACATGCACAAGTCCAACGCCTCCTGCGCCTACGACGCCTCGGACCCCGTCAACACGATCACGACCAGCGGCGGGCACGCCGTCATGGGCGCCTGGATGGTCCAGAACAACACGGGCGTCGTCGGCCACGACATGACCGACCCCACGAGCACGACGGTCACCACCGTCGGCCCGCAGGCGGTCGGCGCGGCCTACCTCGCCGAGCTCCGCGGCACCGCCACCGCGCTCGATCCCGCGAACCCGGTGCCGGCTCAGACCGCCGGGGGCTTCCACACGGCACCGGCCGCCGCCTTCCTCTGCGAGTACTACGGCACGGGCGGTCAGCACCAGGGCTGCGAGGCGCCGCTGAACACGGCCTCCACCCGGGACAGGTTCGCGGTGTCGGCCGCCGACCTCGCGCCCTCTCTCTCGACGGCCCAGATCACCCGGGCCCGCCAGGTCGCGGAGTTCTTGCGCGAGCACGGCGCCTGGGACGGCGGCGATGTCGTGACCGTCGGGCCCTGGGTAGTCATCGACATCGGAATGAGGATGCTGACCCCGCGCGAGGCCGCCGCAGCGCACGAGCTCCGGATGCCCGACGAGATCGAGATCGACGGCGTCCGCCGGCCGCTTACCAAGACCGAGAGCATGAAGCTGGTCGGCAACTCGGTCCCCAAGCGCCCGGTCACGCTGCTCGCGAAGCTCAACGCCCACCACACCCTCTACGCCCCGGCCGCGACCGTCGCGGCCGAGTGACCACCCCATCCTCCTCGAGGACCCGCCCCATGGACATGACCCTCTTCCGCCCTGCCACGGCCGTCACCAACGCCACGCCGATCGACCCGGCGCCGGCCGACGCGCACGGGCCCCTCGACGCCCGCGACCTGCTGCGCGCGCTGCGGCTCGTCTCCGGCGTCGTGCCGCGCCGCGGCTCCGTCCTCCCGATCCTCGCCTGCGTCCGGCTCTCTGGCGGCGGCGGCGCGCTCCGCCTCGCCACGACCGACATGGACATGCGCATGGCGGCGGAGATCCCCTACGCGGGTCGCGACGTCTCGGCCTGCGTCCCGGCCGCGGCGCTGACCGCGGTCGCGCGCGAGCTCGGCGCGGGCCCCGTCGAGCTCGCGGACCACGCGGCGGACGCGGACCTCGACGTCTCGCACGCCGAGCTGAGCACCACGATCAAGGGCCTGTCGGTCGAGGACTTCCCGGACGAGGGCGCGACATACGACTTCGGCCGCGCCCCGACCTGGTCGCTCGGCGCCGGCGACCTCGCCGCGCTGCTGCAGGCGGTCGAGCACTGCATCTCCGACGAGGAGACCCGCTACTACCTCAACGGCGTCGCTTTGCGCATCGCCGCGTCGGCCGGCGTCTCGGAGCTGGTCGCGGCCGCCACCGACGGGCACCGGCTGGCCGAGGCCCGGCTCCGGCTGCCGCACGTCTTCCACTTCGGCGCGCTCGCCACGGCCGTGCCGCTGATCCTGCCGCGCGGCGCCGTCGCCCGGCTGCTGCGCCTGCTCGTCCTCTCCGACCCCGCGGCTCCGGTCACGGTCGCCTGCACCGAGCGCGCCATGCGCTTCCACGGCCCGGGCTGGGCGCTCGAATCGAAGCTGATCGACGGCACCTTCCCGGACTACGAGCGGCTCATGCCCAGCCCGGTGGTCCGCGCCACGGTCGAGCGCGCGGCGCTCCGGCGCAAGCTGCGCCTCGTCTCCGCCATCCTCGCGGCCAGCGGCGAGCCCTACGACCGTCGCCAGCAGCCGGTGCGGCTGACCTTCGACGGCACGCGGCTCACCGTCGAGGCGCGGTCGCAGACGAGCGGCACGGCCATGGCGGCGCTGCCGCTGGCCATGCGCCGGGAGGCGGGCGCGCCGGACGTCGGCGGCGTCCTCCGCCTCGGCTTCTCGGCGACCTACCTGCTCGAGGCGCTCGAGCGCGCCGGCGGCGACGCCGTGGAGTTCGGCTTGGTGGATCCCGCCAACCCGATGCTGGTGACGTCGGCCCCCTCGGCCGAGGGCGGCGTCGCGCTGCGCCAGGTCGTCATGCCGATGCGGATCTGAGCGGGCGGGCCCGACATCGTGCTCTCCCGCCGCCGCGCGGACGGCCTGATCCGGTCGTGCAACCTCTACTTCGCCTGGGGGCGGCTCCGCCGCCTGCCGGGCGCCGAGGACCGCCTCGTCGCGGCCGGCGTGCCCGTCGCCGTCGTCCGCGGCAACGCGCCGCCGCTCGTCGGCATCTGGCCCGTCGAGGTCGAGGCCTCCGACCGCTGGGACGAGGACGGCGTCCGCATCCCCGGCGACCGCTGGTGCTCGCTCGTGCCCGGGCCCGACCCGGCCGGCCGCAACGCGATCGTCGTCCCGGCCGCGGGCGTCGTGTCCTGGCCGGACGGCGACGTCGGCTGCGGCCTGCCCGTGTGGCGCGAGCTGGACGACCTCGTCGCCTTCTACCTCGGCGCGCCGGGCGAGTGGTGGCGCGTGACCGGCGCGGCCACCTGGCTCGGCGAGGCCCACATCGAGCGCGCCCGGGCCGAGGGCGAGCCGGTGCGGCTCGTGGCCACCCCGCTCGACTGGCTGCGCGCCGGCGGCGACGCCGCGTGCCTGGTCGACTGGCGCGCCGACCCCCGCCACGACCTGCGCGGGCTGCGGGTGGCCTGCGCCGACCGCGCGCTCGCCGACCGGCTCCGCAAGCTGATCCGCGAGCTCGACCGCTCCCCCATCGACATCGTCTCTCCCAAGGAGGCCGCCCGTGCCGCCTGACGCATCGGGATACCCGGCCGGCGCCGTGGCGACGCCCCGGAGGCCGCTCTTCGGCCTCGCCGACCTGGCGGCCGCACCGGGCGCCAGCGTGATCCTCGGGCCGTCCAAGGCCCTGCGCGACCGCGCCCGCATCGCGCTCCCCTCCGTCGTCCACGTCGCGGCCGGGCCGGACTTCGACCTCGAGCCCCTGCGCGGCCGCAAGGTCGTGGCGCTGACGCCCGAGCTCGCCCGCGCGGCCGCGGCGGCCGGCGCCACGGTGCGGCTGCTGGACGGGGACCTGGACGACGCGCTGCAGCGGGGCATCGCGGACGCGAGCTGGATCCGCGCGCACCTCGCGGAGGTGCCGGCCGGGCCCGCGCCGACCCCGGCGCCCGTCCCCGAGCCCGCGTCCCGCGCCGAGCCCGCGCCGCGCCCCGACGCGGGCGCGCCGTTCCGTTGCTTGGGCTACGACGGCGACCGCATGTTCTACTTCACGCGGCGCAGCATGCAGGTCAGGTCGATCCAGGCGGCCAAGCACTCCGACCTCAACCTCATGACCCTCGCGCCGATGGAGTACTGGGCGCTCAACTACCCCGGCCCGCCGAGCCGCGGCGGGGCCGACTGGCGCATGGCGGCCAACGCCCTGATCCAGGGCTGCTACGCCGAGGGCGTCTACGACCCCGGGCGGGTGCGCGGGCGCGGCGCCTGGTGGGACGACGGGCGCGCGGTGATCCACCTCGGCGACCGGCTCGTGGTCGACGGGCAGGAGCGGGACCTCTTCGGGCAGTTCGTGGCGGACGGCGAGTTCATCTACCAGGCGAGCCGGCGCCTGCGCGGCCCCCAGGGCGAGCCGCTCGGCCCGGCCGAGGCCGGGCAGGTCCTCGACGTCGCGCGCATGTTCCGCTGGGAGCGCCCGATCTACGCCTACCTCTGCGCGGGCTGGATCGTCGTCGCCCCGGTGTGCGGCGCGCTCAACTGGCGCCCGCACCTCTGGATCACGGGGGGCGCGGGCTCGGGCAAGACGACGCTGCTGCGCGACTTCGTCAAGGCGCTGCTGGCGGGCGTGGCCTACCACCTCAAGGGCAAGTCGAGCGAGGCCGGCATCCGGCGCCTGCTGCGCGCCGACGCGCTCTCCATCCTGTTCGACGAGAGCGAGGCCAACGGCGAGAAGGCCGCGGCCAGGATCGCGGAGATCCTCGGGCTCATGCGGGCCACGTCGAGCGAGGACGGCGCCGTCACGGCCATGGCGGGCGCGGGCGACGACGCGGACATCTACTCGATCCGATCGTGCTTCATGCTGGCCTCGATCCGGGTCGCGCTCCAGGAGGCCGCGGACGAGCAGCGCGTGACCGTGCTCGGTCTGCGCTCGCCCCCCAAGGACACGATCGAGCAGCGCAGGGCCAACGAGCAGCACTACGCGCGGCTCCTCAAGGCGCTCGCCGAGTTCACGCCCGAGTTCTCCGGGCGGCTCCTGGCGCGCACCATCGGCCTGCTGCCGACGATCCGGGCCAACGCCGAGGTGTTCAAGGTCGCGGTCGCGCGCCACCTCGGCACGGCCCGCGCCGGCGACCAGCTCGGCACGCTCCTCGCCGGGGCCTACGCGCTCCGGAGCGGCCGCGTGCTCACCGAGGAGGAGGCCGTCGCCTGGGTCGCGCACCCCGACCGCGAGTGGGGGGAGATCCAGGACACGACCGAGACCAGCGACGCGCTGGCGGCGCTCCAGGCCATCCTGCAGGCCCGCGCGCGCGACCCCTCCAAGCCCGCGGCCGAGGTCACGATCGGCGAGCTGGTGGCCGCCTGCGTGCACGCGCCGGGCGAGGACGAGTTCGCCTCGGCCGACCGCATGCTGCGGCGCTACGGCCTCAAGGTCGAGGGCGACCGCCTGTTCGTCGCCAACCAGCACTCGGCGCTCGAGCGGATCATGGCCCCGACGAGCTGGCCGAACGGATGGGGGCGCCTCCTCAAGGGCGTCGAGGGCGCCGAGCCGACCCCCAGCGCCACCCACTTCTCCCCCGGCGCGAAGTCCCGCGCAATGATGTTGCCCATCAAGGCGGTGCTCGGATGAGCCAATCGAATCAAGGGCTTGGGGGTAACGGGCGCCGTTACCCCGAGGTAACGCGGGTAACGGTCCGCCGAGGCCCCGTTACCTCGGGCGTTACCGAATTCGCCTTTCGGATCAACGAGGTAACGGAAACGGGCCGAGGTAACGCGATTCCGCCCCATCCCCACATGTCCGCCTGCCCGCATGCACGCCCCTGCGCCCCCGCGCGTATGCGCACACGCGAGCGCGCCCCCGCGCCTCACGGGGACCTCGATATGCCGTTACCTTCTCCCCTGTTCGTTACTTCCCTTTCAGGACAAGAGGTTAGAGGTAACAAACGGGGTAACGGTCGGGTAACGGCGAGTTGTGGGCGTTACCTTCTCCTCGGAGTTGCATCCTGATGCCCCGGAAGAACCGCAGGCGCCTCAGCGCCCTCCCGCCGCTCGCCCGGCTCCAGGCAGCGGGCCCCGAGCTCGCCGAGCCCCGCGTCTTCCGGGACCGCAAGGGCGACGTCGCCACGGCCCCGGCCCGCCGCTACGCGATCTCCAGCGCCGACCAGATCCGCCTCGCCGAGGCCGTGGCCCAGGTCGACTACCGGCGCCAGCACCCCGAGCACGAGGACCTCGGTCCCGCCCGCTCGGGCCTCGTCCTCCGGCTCGACGCCGGCACCGTCGTCGCGCCCAGGCGCACGGCCTCGTCCGTCGCGAACCCGGGCCGGATCCGGTACGACGCCGAACTCGTCCGCGACCGTCTGGCCGAGGCCGTAGCCGTCCTGCGGCGCATGCCGGTGGGCAGGGGCGCGTTCCCCTCCGGCCTGCGCTCGGGCCACCCCGAGGTGGTCAAGACCCGGGCCGAGCTGTGGGAGCTGATGCTCCACGGCAAGGCCAACACCAGGATCACCCGCGTCCTGCCCTCGCCCGAGGAGCTGCGGCTGCTGGACGACCGCCTGCCCTGGCTGTACGCGGTGGTCGACCCCGAGCGGCGCAGGGCGCTGGTGCTCAGGCTCATGGGGGTCAGCCTGCGCAAGGTCGCCGAGGGGATCTCCGCGGCGAGGGAGGCCCGCGGCGAGAGGGGCGTCAGCCACGAGTGGGTCCGGCGCGCCGAGGTGGACGCGCTCGGTCTGATCGCCCGGGAGCTGAACCAGTGCAAAAACTGACTAGTCAGTTTCCGAGCGTGACAATCGATCGGGGTAATCGGTAGGAGTTGAGGCATGGTCGCGCGCACTGTGGGCCGAGGGCGGTAGCCGATGACGAAGCACGAACCCTCTCGTTGTGAGCACTGCCGACGGATGTTCCGGCCGAGCGCCGAGGGCCAGGTCTACTGCGGTCTGGAGTGCTACGAGGCCGGGGCCGTGAAGCGCGTCGCAAAGTCGGTCAAGCGCACCAACGTGGTCGAGCTCAAGCATCGCGGCGCTTGGGCCGAGATGATCGCGGCCAGCTGGCTTGTTGAGCGTGGCTACGAGGTCTTCCGGAACGTCAGCCCCCATGGGCCGATAGACATCGTGGCGATCAAGGGGCAGGTGACGGAGTACATAGACGTCAAGCTCGTGTCGCCCGAGATGCTGATCAGCGATGCGAAGCTCGGCGAGGGGCGAGTGACCAAGCCCAGACTGAAGCCGCCCCAAGTGGCGGCCGGCATCCGGCCCTTGTTCGTCAGCCCCGACGGGTTCTGCTCGTTCAGCGCCAGCGAGATCGAGGCGCTGTACACCACCGTGTTCAAGGCCCATCTCGCGGCGAACGCCTAATCAGCGACCTCGCCGTCGTCCTTGCCCGCCCGGCCTCGCGCCGCGGCGGGCTTTTCGTTGGGAGCCCGCCATGTCCGAGCGCGCCGTCATCGACCTCACCACCGCGGGCGGCGGCGCGGCCGTCGCGCTCGGCGTCGGCTTCGACTGGATCGACCTGCTGTCGCAGGGCTACTCGGCGACCATGGCCGCGCTGGCCCTGCTGCTGGCCATCGGCCGCGTGGCCCTCATGGTCCGCGAGTGGCGGCAGGGCAGGAGGGCGCGCGGGTGAGCCACCGCCGGCACGCCCGGCTCCGCTCGCTCGGGCCCGCGGTCCGGTCGCTCGACACCGCCACCGCGCGTCCCGCGCCCAAGCGGGCGGACCCGTTCTACCTCTCACCCGAGTGGCGGTCGCTGGTCGCGCGGCTGGTCCGGGAGCGCGGGCGCCGCTGCGAGGGGCCCGGATGCGGGCGCACGCACGACGCCGAGGGCGCGCCCATCCGCGTCTTCGGCGACCACGTCGTCGAGCTCAAGGACGGGGGCGCGCCGCTGGACCCCGCCAACGTCCGCCTGCTCTGCGGGGCGTGCCACTCGGCGAAGACTGCCCGGGCCCGGGCCGCCAGGATGGCGAAGGTCCACCGCCGCTGAGGCGCGGGGATAGGGGGTATCGATCCCTGGGGCGGGGCCGGGGCCCGAACCGCACGGGGCTCACGCGCAGAATTTTTTCGGCCCGCGCGTCGGTGGGAGGTCGTTGCTAATGTCCATGACCGAGAAGCAGCGGCGGTTCGTCGAGGCGTACCTCGCGGATCCCAACGGGAAGCGGGCCGCGATCAAGGCCGGCTACAGCGAGCGCTCGGCCGAGGTCGAGGCCAGCCGCCTGCTAAGGCACCCCAAGGTGGCCGCGGAGCTGGAACGCCGTAGGAATTTGGTCGCCGCGCACTCCGGGGTGACGCCCGAGCGGGTGATGGCCGAACTCGCCAAGCTCGGCTTCTCGGACATCCGCGACCTCGTGCGCTGGCGCGCCGCCGTGACCGAGATGGTCGAGGACGAGGAGACCGGCGAGCCCCGGCTCGCGGTGGCGACCGAGGTCGTGATCGTCGACAGCGACAAGCTGACCGACGGCGTCGCGGCGGCCATCGCCGAGGTGTCGCAGAGCAAGGACGGCACCCTCAAGGTCAAGATGCACGACAAGCTCGGCGCGCTCACGAAGATGGCCCACGTGCTCGGCATGATGCGGCCGACCGCGGCCCCGGCGCGCCAGGGCAAGAAGGCCCTGGCCCAGGAGGAGGCGCAGACCGCCGGCGCCGGCACCGAGTGGGGCGACGACCTCGGCGTGGGGCTGCCGAACTGATGGGCGCGTGGTCGACCGCCTGCCCGGACTGGGAGGACCGCCTCGAGGCGGGGCGCCCGCTGGTGCCGGACCTGCCGCTCTTCCGGGCCGAGGCGGACCGGGCGCTCCGGATCTTCGACCGCCTGCGGCTGCCCGACGTCATCGGCACGCCGCGGATGGCCGAGGCGGCGGGCGACTGGTTCCGGCGCATCGTCGAGGTCCTGTTCGGGAGCTACGACGCGGAGGCCAACCGGCGGCTGGTCCAGGAGGTGTTCCTCCTGGTGCCGAAGAAGAACGGGAAGTCCAGCTACGCCGCGGCGCTCATGGTCGTGGCGGTGATCGTGAACCGCCGCCCCGAGGCCGAGTTCCTGCTGATCGCGCCGACCAAGCAGATCGCCGACATCGCCTTCAAGCAGGCCTCGGGCATCATCAAGCTCGACCCCGAGCTCGCGAAGCTCTTCCACCCGCAGCGGCACATCCGGACGATCACGCACCGGCGGACCGGGGCCTCGATCCTGATCAAGGCCGCGGACACGGACGTCATCACCGGCTCGAAGTCCACCGGGATCCTGGTGGACGAGACGCACGTCTTCGCGAAGAAGGCGAACGCGGCGGACGTCTTCGTGGAGATCCGGGGCGCGCTGGCGGCCCGGCCCGACGGCTTCATGGTCCAGATCACGACCCAGTCCAAGGAGCCGCCGGCCGGGGTGTTCAAGGCCGAGCTCGGCGTCGCCCGCGACGTCCGGGACGGGAAGCTCGACCTGCCGCTGCTGCCGGTGATCTACGAGCTGCCGGACCGCGTCTGCAAGGGGGACGGCTGGAAGGACCCGCGGCGCTGGCCGATGGTCAACCCCAACATGGGGCGCTCGGTCGACGAGGCGTTCCTGCGGCGGGAGCTGACCAAGGCCGAGCGCGAGGGCCCGTCGCAGCTCGCGCTGCTCGCGTCCCAGCACTTCAACGTCGAGATCGGCCTCCGGCTGCGCTCGGACGGCTGGGCGGGCGCGGCCTACTGGGAGGCCCAGGGATGCCGGTCGTTAACCCCGGACGAGATCGTGGCGCGCTGCGACGTGGTCGTGGTCGGCGGCGACGGCGGCGGGCTGGACGACCTGCTGGGGCTGGCGGTGCTGGGGCGCGACCGGGACACGCGCGAGCTGCTCCTGTGGAACAGGGCCTGGGCGCACCCGGTCGCGCTCGAGCGCCGGCAGGAGATCGCGCCGAGGCTCCGCGACCTGGCGGAGGCGGGGGACCTCGTCCTGGTGGAGCGGATCGGCCAGGACGTGGAGGAGTTCCGCGACGTGGTCGTGGCGGTCTGGGAGGCCGGGCTGCTGGGCGGGATCGGGCTCGACCCGGTCGGGATCGGGGCGATCGTCGACGCGATGGTGGACGCGGGGATCCCGAGGGACGCCATCGTCGGGATCCCGCAGGGCTGGAAGATCGCCGGCGCGATCAAGACGACGGAGCGCGAGCTCGCCTCGGGGAACCTGGTGCACGCGGGCCAGGAACTGATGGCCTGGTGCGTGGGCAACGCGCGCGTCGAGGCGCGCGGCAACGCGATCCTGATCACCAAGCAGACGGCCGGGACCGCGAAGATCGACCCGCTGATCGCGCTCTTCAACGCGATGGCGCTGATGGCCACGGACCCGAAGCCGCTGGGCGGCGCGCGGTCCGTGTACGAGGACCGCGAGCTGATCCTCCTCTGAGAAGGCGACCGACATGAGCGACGAACCGACCGGGCCGGCCGAGCGCTGGCGCGTGAGCCTGGACCTGCGCGACGTCATCGGCGGGTGCGGCGTGCTGGCGATGCTGGTGGGCGCCGCGGCGTTCCACTGGGGCTTGGCACTGCTGCTGCTCGGCACGGCCGCGACGGCCTACGCCCTGATCAAGGCGCGCTGACCATGGGCATCCTGACGGCCATCGTGGGGGCGGAGCCGCGGGCGTCCGCGCCCGCGGTCGTCAGGTCCGCGGCCGACCTCTCCGTGTCCCGGCTCCCGACGCTCATGGGCGTCGCGAGCTCGACGGGGCGCCGGGTCAGCCAGGCGACCGCGCTGCAGGTCTCGACGGTCTACGCCTGCGCCACCATCAAGGCGGTCGACCTCGCGCGCATGCGCCCCCGCCTGTACCGGGTCCGCCCGGACCGCGTGCTGCCGAACGGGGACCGCGTCGAGGGCGGGCGGGACGAGGTGAGGGACGGCGCGCTCGCGCGGCTCTTGCGCCGCCCGAACCGCGCGCAGACGTGGCTCCGCTTCGCCTCGATGATGCAGATGGGCGTCGAGCTGAAGGCCAACGCCATCGCCGTGATCCTGAGGGACCCGGCCGGCGAGCCGACGGAGATGTTCCCGATCAACGCCGACCGGGTGACCGTGCTCGAGGCCGCGAACGGCTGGGTGTTCTACCAGGTCAGCCGCGCCGGGATGTTCGAGCAGTCGGTCCTCGCCGGCATGCCCATGGCGATCCCGGCCGAGAACGTCCTGCACGTCCGCGGCGTCTGCGTCGACACGCCGCTCCACGCGCCGTCCAGGATCGGGCTCGCGCGCGACGCGATCGGCCTCGCCATGGCGCAGCAGGAGCAGGCCGCCCGCTGGGCCGGCAACGGCGCCCGCCCCTCGGGCGTGCTCAAGTCCCCGAAGTCGCTGTCGACCGAGGCCGCCCAGCGGCTCAAGGCGCAGTGGGAGGCCTTCAACTCCGGGCTCGGCAACACCGGGCGCACGGCGGTGCTCGAGGAGGGGATGGAGTGGCAGCAGCTCTCGCTGTCCTCGGTCGACCTCGAGTTCCTGGCGCAGCGGCAGTTCCAGGTCGAGGACATCTGCCGGTTCTTCCGGGTGCCGCCGCACAAGGTCGGCAAGATGGACCGGGCGACCAACAACAACATCGCCGCGCAGGACCAGGACTACCTCAACAACACGATCGCGCCCGAGGCCGAGAACTGGGAGCAGGAGCTGGAGTTCGCCTTCGACCTCGACGCCCAGGGGCTCGAGGTCGAGCTCGACGAGAGCACGCTCCTGCGCGCCGACCCCATGACCCGGCGCAACATCGCCCGCATCGACAAGCTGACCGGGCTCGCCAGCACGAACGAGCTGCGCGCGATAGAGGGGCGCAACCCCGTGGAGGGCGGCGACGCCCTGATGCAGCCGACCAACATGGCCGCGCTCGGCTCCGACGTCTCTGGCAACGCCCCCGACGGCGCCGGGCGGCCCGCGGCCGGCGAATCCCCCAGCCCCTGAGGTGAGCATGACCATCCAGCGCAAGGCCCTCGGGGCCAGCACCGAGACCCTGGCGGAGAGGCGCCAGGTGCGCGTCGTCTGCTCGACGGCCGACGTCGACCGCTCGGGCGACGTCGTGGTGCAGGAGGGGATCGACCTCTCCGCCTACAGGGCGAACCCGGTCGTGCTCTGGCAGCACGACCCCGAGGTGCCGGTGGCGCGCTGCGTCGAGATCGGCCTCGTCGGCGGCAGGCTCTCCGCGCTCGTGGAGTTCCCGGAGGAGGGCGTGAGCGCCAAGGCGGACGAGGTCTACGGGCTGGTCAAGGCCGGGGTGGTCAACGCCACCTCGGTCGGCTTCATGCCCGTGGACGCCGAGCCCATCGACGCCAAGAACCCGAAGAAGGGCACCCGGTACAAGGCCGTGGAGCTGATGGAGTTCAGCTTCGTCAGCGTGCCGGCGGCCCGTGGCGCGTTGGTGGTCGAGCGCTCGTTCTCGGTCGAGGAGATCGCCCCCGTCCTCGACCTGCTCCGCGAGCACGGCTTGGTGACGACGAAGGGCGCCCGGGCCGTGACCAAGGTGGTGCCGAAGAACGCGCCGGCGCTCACGGCGAAGAGCCTGTGGCTCGTCGGCTATCTCGCGTCGGCCATGGGCGATCTGGGCTGGATCCAGGGCTACGCGGCCGACGAGGCCGAGTGGACCGGGTCCGAGTCGGAGGTGCCTGGCCTGCTGGCCGACGCGCTCCGCCAGATCGGGGCCGCGCTGGTCGAGATGACCGACGAGAGCGTGGCCGCGCTGCTGGGGCGGCTCGCCGACGAGGGGGTCGGGGACGCCGCCGCGGACGAGGCCGACAAGGCCGCCCCCGCGATCACCGTCAAGGACGTGGTCGGCGCCCTCCGGGGCAAGCGGATCGAGGCCTTGTCCCTCAAGGCCGGCAAGGTGCTGTCGGGCCGGAACGAGACGGACCTGACCCAGGCGCGCGACCTGATCCAGGGCGTGCTGGACACCGCGAACACCGAGACCGGCGATGCCGCCGAGGAGAAGGCCGCCGCCCGCAGGAAGCGCGTGGCCGAGGCCATGGGGCTGGCCGTCGTCGCCTGACCGTTCCCGCCGCTGATCGGGATACCGGGCCGCCGAGGGGCGGCCCCTTTCACACCTGGAGAGCGTCATGAAGCTGCACGAGCTGCGCTCGGCCCACGCGAAGGCGGCGGGCGAGCTGATCACCCTGGCCGCCGACGGCGGCGAGGCGTTCGAGACGAAGAAGGCGGAGGTCGTCAAGCTGGCCGACCAGATCCGCCGGACGGAGGAGGCGCAGGCCCTCGCGGCCGAGACGGCGCAGCCGGCCCCTGGGCAGGAGCACAAGCACGTCGTCCCCGCGCAGGCCAAGGCCCCCGAGATGAAGGGCGCCAAGGCCGCGATGGCCGTGCTGGCGCTCGCGTCGACCAAGGGCTCGTTCCGCGACGCCGCGGACTACGTCGAGAAGACCTTCGGGCCCGAGGGCGCGCCGGTCGCCAAGGCGCTCGGCGTCTCGGTCGGGTCGGCCGGCGGCCTCCTGCTCCAGGAGGACATGGCGTCCGAGGTGATCGAGCTGCTGCGCCCCGCCGCGGCGGTGTCCTCGCTCCAGCCGCGCATCGTCAGCATGCCGCTCGGCACGTTCAAGATCCCCGGCATGGCCCAGGGCGCGTCGGCGAGCTACGTCGGCGAGAACGCCAACATCCCGAAGTCCGAGCAGGGCTTCCGGGCGGTCAACCTGGTCGCGAAGAAGCTGACGGCGCTCGTGCCGATCAGCAACGACATGATCCGGTTCCCGAACGTCAACACGCTCCAGATCGTGCGCGACGACATGGTGGACGCGATCGCGCAGCGCGGCGACCTCGCCATGATCCGGGGCAACGGGGGCGAGCACAGTCCGCGCGGCCTGCTGTCCTTCGCCGCGGCGACCCCGGGCGGGGCCGGCCTGCTCGACGCCAACCCGACCGTGAACCTGCAGAACATCACCAACGACCTCGGCCGCATGGAGCTCGCGCTGCTCCAGGCCAACGTCAAGATGCGCCGGCCCGGCTGGATCATGGCGCCGCGGACGGCGGTCTTCCTGATGAACCTGCGCGACGGCAACGGCAACCTCGTCTACTCCGGCGAGATGTCGATGGGCATGCTCCGCGGCAAGCCCTTCCGGATGACGACCCAGGTGCCGGTGAACCTGGACGAGCTCGGCGGCGGCGACGAGAGCGAGATCTACCTCGCCGACTTCGCCGAGGTGTTCGTGGGCGAGGCCATGGGCCTCGAGCTGTCGGTGTTCGACGGCGCCACCTACTTCGACGGCTCGCAGCTGGTCTCGGGCGTCAGCCAGGACCAGCAGGTCATTCGGGCCATCACCCAGCACGACATGGACATGCGGCAGGCCTCGGCCGTCGCGGTCATGAAGCGCGTCCGCTGGATCTCCTGAGCCCGCCGGCGCCTGCCCCGAGGGGTCGCCCGCGGCCCCTCCCTTCCCACCCCGAGGAGAGACGAGCGATGTCCATCGCGCAGTTCCGCAACGTCGGCGGCTTCATCAAGGCCCTCGCCGCCTTCAAGGCCGCGGCCTCCGCCGCGGCGACCATCACCGGCCCGGCGATCGACCGGACCGGCTACGGCTCCTGCGTCCTGCACCACCAGTGCGGCGACGCGACCGGCGGGCCGACCACCCAGACCGTGTCCTGCAAGCTCCAGGACTCGGCGGACGGCTCCACCGGCTGGGCCGACGTCGCGGGCGCGGCCCCGGCCGCCCTGACCGCCAACAACGCCGCGGCCGAGGTCGACGTCGACCTCTCGGGCGCCAGGCGCTACGTCCGCGTCGTCGAGACGGTCGCCTTCACGGGCGGCACGTCCCCGGCGATTCCCGTCGCCGGGACGATCGTCCTCGGCGGCGCCTCCGCCCTGCCGGCGGCCTGACCGTGGCCAAGGTCGGGGTGATCCTGCTGGCGGCCGTCGCCCCGCTGAACGCGGGCGAGCGGGCCGCCTACGACGAGCCCGTCGCCCGGGACCTGGTGGCGCGCGGCCTCGCGAGGTACCGGGACGCCCAGCCGGGCGAGCCGGGGCCGGGGGAGGGGGCCGGGACGGGCGGCGCCGACGGGGAGGCGGCCGAGAAGGGGCGCCGGGGCGGCCGGCAGAGGCCCGCGGCGGCGCCAGCCCAGCCTGAGGGGCAGGCCGGCCCCGCCGGCGAGGGCGCCGCCGAGCCCCCGAAGGACGCCCAGCCGGGCGAGCCGGGGCCGGGCGCGTGAGCGGGGACGAGAGGAAGGCCGGGCGGCCGGAGCCGGATGACCGGCCCGCCCGAGGGGCGGAGGCCACGAAGGGCGCCCCCGCCTACGCGAACCGCGCGGTGACGCAGGCGCGCGGCGAGGTCCCCGGCTACGTGAAGAAGTGAGCGGAGCGGCGCCCCGCGCGGGCGCCGCATCCGGCGCAGGACCCGACGGCCCCGGATCGACGGGACCGTCCGGCCCCGCGCCGACCCCAGAGGAGGACAAGCCACATGGAAGGCATCGAGTACCAGGTCGCCAAGCTGGCGCTCGCCCCCGGCGACGCGCTGGTGGTGAAGCTGGACATGATCCCCACGCCCGCGCAGGCCGACCTGGTCCGCGCCCGCCTCGGGGCCGTCCTGGGCGAGGGCGTGCCCGTGCTCGTGCTCGGCCGCGACGTCGACCTCTCCGTGCTGACCCGGGCGGAGATCGAGGCCCGCGCGGGCGGAGGGCTGCCCGTGCTGGCCGGCGCCGCGCCCGACGCCGAGGTGACGGCCCAGGGCGCGTCGGCGAGCTACGTCGGCGAGAACGCCAACATCCCGAAGTCCGAGCAGGGCTTCCGGGCGGTCAACCTGGTCGCGAAGAAGCTGACGGCGCTCGTGCCGGCGGAGGGCTGAGCCGTGCCGACCGTCGCCGTCGCGACCCCGGCCGTCGACCGCTCGCTCGCGACGCTGGCGAGCGTCAAGGCCGAGCTCGGCATCCCCGACGCGGACACCGCCTCCGACGCGATCCTCCATGGCTGGATCCTGACCGAGTCCGACCGCCTCGTCGCCGCCTGCGGGATCGTCGGGGACGACCTCGGCGACGCGCCGCCGACGCTGGCGGCGGAGACGGCGACGGTGACCTTCGCGGCCTCGGAGGTCCCGTGCTCGGGCCCGCTCATTCTGCCCTGGCGCGTGCCGGCGCGCGTGACGGGCGTGAGCGTGGGCGGGACGTCGCTGGACGCGGCCGGCTGGCGGGCCGAGCCCAGGGCGGGGCTGCTGCACCGGGCGGCCGGCGCCTGGGCGCGCGCGGAGATCGTCGTGACGGTCGCCAGCGGCTACGCCCCGGGGAAGGTCCCCGTGCCGGTCGCCGACGCCGTGAGGGAGCTGGTCCGGCGCCGCTGGCACGCGAAGGACCGCGACCCCCTGCTGCGCTCCTACGCCAGCCCCGACGTCGAGGCCATGACCTACATGGACGCCGACAGGGTCGAGGCGGAGGGCGGCCTGCCGCGGTCCGTCATGGAAGCGCTGCGCGCCGCCGGCGTCGCCTGCGCGGCGGGTGTCGCGTGAGCGCGGCGAATCGGTTCCAGGCGTCGCTGCGCCGCGCCGGCCGGCCCATGCTCCTGCGCCGCAGGGTCGGCACGAGCACGACCGCTTTCACCGACGCCCCGGTGCATGGCAAGAGCATCGGCTACCGCCCGGAGGAGCTGGTCGGCGGCGTCGTGCAGGGCGACCGCCGCGTCAAGATCTCCCAGCTGGACATCGCGGCGGCCGGCTGGCCGGGTCCGCCGCGGAAGAACGACGTCCTCGACGGCGGGGCCGTGCAGGGGGCCGAGCCGCTGTACGACGGGGCCGAGCTGGTCGGGTTCACCTGCTGGGTGAGGGGGTAGATTACTGGGCTGGCGGCATTCGCAGAACGACGAAGCCGAAGACGGCCTTCATGTCTCGGATCGATCGGTGCACTTCGAGTTCTCTGCCATGTTCCCTGGCAAGGCGTTTGGCGCGTTCTTCGGCTTCCAGGAATTCGGCCTCGTCTCTGAATGTGATCTCAGCGGCCGTTTGGTGCATGCAGGCATATTCTAACGGGTCAATGTGCATTGCGATCGCCTCCGGGCGAAGTGGTCTTGAGGGCGGAGGCTTATATGGCGCGCGGAACGGCCGCCTTCGAGCGGATCATCAACCTCCAACTCCAGAAGCTCCAGCCCCCGAAGTTCCAGAAGGAACACGCCCGCATCGCCAAGCAGGTCCTGGCCAATGGGCTGGCGAAGCGAACCGACACACCGGAGGTCGTCCGCTTCGTGGATGGCCAGAAAGGCGCCCCAGAGGAAAGCGTCCGCTATGGCGGCGTGATCCGGTACGAGCTTCAGTCCCTCGCCCGGATCGCGCAGTGGGCGCTGGCGCGGGCGCGGGAACTCTCGCCCGTCGAGAGCGGCGCCTACAAGGAGGCTTGGTTCGTCATGGCCGGTGGGGCGGTGGTATCCGCTGAGGCCATTCCGAACGGCGTCGAGTTGGTGCTGACCAACGACCAGCCCTACCACCGCAAGCTCGAGATGACCGTCAACCAGCCGGGCGGGAATCGCACCTCGGCCCGGCTGCCCCCCGGCATCGTCGAGCGAGTGAGGCAGGAGCTGTTCCGCGAGTTCGGCCGCACCTTCGTGGCCGAAATCAAGTTCATCCAGCTCCAGGGCGGCTACGTGCTCAAGGGCCGGCAAAGGCTGGTGAAGGCCAAGCAGGACGGGCGCAGCTCGGCCTTCCGGGCGGGGCGCCGGCACCTCGCGGGCAGGAAGGACACCGCCGCCGGGCAGCAGATGACCTATCCCGCCTTGATCCTCGGGCCCCTTTGATCGGATGGCGCGTTGTCATCGGTCGTGGCCCGATGGGGGTGTGTCGCACGCGTAGGCGACGTGTTCCAGAATGATGGACAGCTCGGATGCCGCCGACTTCGTCTTCTCGTTCAGGCCTCGGTCCGCGAGGCCTGCCGTTCTTTTCAGGCTTTCCCTTAGGCTCCTGTCGGCCACCTGATCCGCGGTCCCTCGGAGGCTGTCGATGGACAGTCCCTGCTGAAACTTCAATTCGTTGAGCGTTCTGACCAGCTTCCTCATGCTCTCCAGGATCGCGTCGCACTGCTGCGGAGCCAGTGGCTTCGCCTGGGCCTCCGACGCGATCAGGAAAGCCAGCGCCAGGGCTGCGGTCGCGCGCGCGGCACGTCTCATGCCGCCTTCCGACCGGGTAGCGCGAGGAGGGCGATCAGCGCGAAGGCGCTGAAGATCGCGCCCAGGAAGAACCATGCGATGGCGCTGCGCCCGCGGCTCGGCGCGAGCACGGCGCAGAGCACGCCGAACGCGATCCAGATGAACAGGGCTTCCACGGGACACTCCTTGCGAAAGGGGTAGTCAGCTTACGCGCAACGACTTTCCCGGAGTCAAGTCATGACGTTCGCCGACGCCGTCGCCGCGATCCGCTCGCGGCTGGGAAATCCGTTCGGCTCGGTCCCCCTGGCCTATCCGAACGAGAGCTTCGACCCGCCCGACGACGGCGGCAGCCCGCCCAGCCCGCTGCCCTGGATCTACCTGGAGGTGCTCGGCGGGCCGTCGGACATGACCGCCTTCAACTCGCCCGGCAAGCGGGTGGTGACGGAGCGGGGCACGATCTTCGCGCACTGCTTCGTCCCCGTGGGCACGGGCGACCAAGCCGCCTATCAACTCGCCGGGGAAGTCGGCGCCGCGCTCCGCATGGCGGCCTTCTCGGGCATCCAGACCGAGGCCGCGAGCATCGGAGGCGGCGAATCGGGCGACGACTCCGGGAACTGGTTCCGGGTCTCGGTGAGCGTCCCGTTCACCGTCCACTACGCCGCATGAGCGGCTTTCAAAAGAGGAGAGAGGCATGAGCGGCGGTATCCCTGTCGTCGGCGCGAAGATCTACATCGGCGACAAGTCGTGGGCCTACGACACCCTCACAGAGTACGACAGCCAGCTCGAGGCCGGCTGGACCGAGCTGGGCCAGCTCGAGGACTTCGACGACTTCGGCGACGAGACGCAGATCTCGAACATCCCCATGGTCGGCACCGGCCGCGTGAAGAAGGTCAAGACCTTCGACGACGCCGGCAACATGATGGTCCGGATGCTGAACGACCCGGCCGACGACGGGCAGGTCGCGCTCCTGGAGGCGCGGGCCGACAAGGCCAGCGACTACCCGTTCAGGATCATCATGCCCGACGATCCCGGCGGGACCGGCAGCAAGCCGACGAGGTTCTACTTCCGCGCCCTGGTGGGCTCCAACCGCCATGGCAAGGGCGCACCCGACGCGCTGCGCCGCACGGTCATGCTCGCGATCAACACCGAGGTCATCGAAGGCGCCGCGGTCGCCGGCTCCTGACCTGAGACCCCGGCCGGCACCGGGTAGCGCATCGCTGCGCAGCGACGGGGCGGACGTGTCGGCGTCCGCCCCACCCCTCCCGACAGAGGAAACACCGAGATGAGCAAGATCACCGCGGGCCAGGTCGCCATCACCCTGGACGGCGAGCCGCGCCACCTAACGCCCACCCTCAACGCCGCGACCGGCATCAGCCGGCAGTTCGGCGGCCTCCAGGCCGCCCAGCAGCGCGTGCTCGCCCAGGACCTCGACGCCTACGTGGCCATCGTGCGGTTCGGCCTCGGCCTGCGCACGGACGCCGAGGCCAAGGGGCTCGCCGAGAAGGTCTTCGCGGCGGGCGTGCGCGACATGGCGCTGCCGCTGGTCGAGTTCCTGATCATCCTCGCCAACGGCGGCAAGCCCGTCGAGGACAAGGCCGAGCCCGAGGGCGACGCGGGAAACGGCGCCGGCTGACGCTGGACGAGTACTTCGACGAACTCTTCCAGCACGCGACCGGGTGGCTGGGTTGGACGCCCGAGGTCGCGCTGAGCACCCCCGTCCCGCAGATCGAGCTGGCCCTCAAGGGGCGGATCGACTTCCTGCGGAAGACCAACCCGTTCGGATCCGGCAGCGACGAGCCCGAGACGAAGCCCGATCCCGGTCAGGCGACGAAGCGGCTCGCCAACTTCCTGCGGTCCAAGGCGGCGCGGGGCTGAGCCCCGCCCGCTCCACCCCCTGCCGAGGCATGCCATGGCCGATCAGCGCGAAGAGGTCGTCACCGCCTACGTGATCGACGCCAGCGCCGCCGTTAAGGGCGCGCAGGAGGCGGAGAGGGCCGCGTCCCGGCTCAAGGCGGTCAACGAGAACCTCGTCCTGGCGACGGAGCGGGTCGAGAGGGCCATGGGCCTGTCGGCCCGCCAGCTCGACGCGCTGGAGCGGCGCTACGCGCCCGCGTCCGCGGGGGCGCGGCGCCTGGAGGAGGACAAGAGGCGCCTCGCCGCCGCCGTCTCCTCGGGCGGCGAGCAGATGGCGCGCGCCGCCGCCGTCCTGGAGGAGATGGAGCGGGCCGAGCGCGCCGCCGCGACCGCGGCCCAGCGCGCGACCGAGGCCATGGTGGAGCAGGCCCGCGCCGCGCAGGTGGCCGCGGACGCGCAGATGCGGTTCAACCAGCAGCTCGGCGTCGGGGGCGGGGGGCGTCCGGGCGCCGCCGCGCAGTCGGCGTCCGCGTTCGAGGAGGCGTTCCGCGCGGCCGAGCGGGAGGCGCAGGCGCTGGCCGAGCTGCGCGAGCGCCTGGACCCGATGCACGCGGCGAGCCAGCGGGTCGCCATGGCGCAGGCGGAGTTCGCCCAGCAGACGGAGATCCTGAACCGGGCGCTGGAGCGGAACGAGATCACCGCCCAGCAGCACGCCGCCATGATGCAGCGCCTGCAGCAGCAGCATGGCCAGACGGTCGTCGCGGCCGGCAAGCACGAGGCGGCCAACAACAACCTCCGCGGCGCGCTGCAGCAGGTCGGCTTCCAGGTCGGCGACGTCGCCACGCAGATCGCGTCCGGCGGGAGCGCGATGCAGGCCCTGACGGTGCAGGCCGGGCAGCTCCTCGGCGCCTTCGGCCCCTGGGGCGCCGTCCTGGGCGCGGCGGTCACCGTGGTCGGTGCCCTCGGCTTGGCGGTGTCCAAGGCGGGCGGCGAGGCCGAGAATTCCAAGACCGCGTACACCGACTACGCGAAGGCGCTGGACCTCGCCGGCAAGGCGAGCGACGAGCTCACCCGCGCGACGGGGGCGCAGTCGCGCGCATTGGAGGCGCAACGGAGCAACGTGATCGCCGCCAAGCAGGCGGCGCTCGACAAGGCCGAGGCCGACCTGGTCGCGGCGCAGGCCGCGCGCATGAACCAGCCCATGGGCGTGTTCGGCGAAGCCGGCTCGCTGGCCGACAGCGGCTATGCGGCCCAGGTCGAGGAGGCGGAGAAGCGGTTCCGGGCGCTCCGACTCGAGCTGGACGTCCTTCGCGGCAAGTTCGGCGAGTACAATGACGGGGCGCGTGCCGTCCAGGCGAGCACGGACGGGGCGCGGGCGGCGGCCGGCGGCTACACGGATGCGCTCAAGGGGCTGCGCGAGAACCTGCGCCAGCAGATCGCCGACCTCGGCTTCCAGGTGGACGCGCAGGACCGAAGCAACGCCGCCAAGCTGGAGGCCAAGCTCCGTTCCGAGGCCATGAAGGTCGCAGGCGTCGCCGAGTACCAGCAGGTCGACGCGGCCACGCGCGCCCTGATCGAGGAGGCGGTCGCGCGCCAGCGGGCCATCGACAAGATCGAGGCGAACGCCAAGGCCAGCGACAGGGCGGCGGCGGCGGCGAAGCGCGAGGCCGAGGAGCTTCGGCAGCGCAACCGCGCGATCAACGCGGCGGCCACGGACGCGGCCAAGGACGAGGAACAGGCCCGCGCCGCCGCGTCCAAGCGCGCCCAGGACTTCATCCGGGACCGGGACGCGCTGAACCGGAGCCTCGAAGACGAGGTGAAGCGCTCTGGCGAGCTGGTTGCGATCTCGGGCCTGGACGAGCGGTCGCGGGCGGTGCGCCTCAAGCAGATGGAGCTCGAGGAGCGGCGCCGGGAGAAGCTGGGCTCGCTGTCCGACGACGAGCGCAAGAACATCGCCCGCGCGGCCGAGGAGATGGTCGACAACGAGCGCGCGGTCGAGCGCTACAACAGCGCGCTCCAGGAGGCGGCGCAGCTCGGCGACCGGGCGTTCGATGCCCTGATAGAGGGCGCCGTCCAGGGCAAGAACGGCATCCTGGACCTCACGGCGGTCCTGCGCGGCTTCGGGGCCGAGTTGCTGACCACGGCCGCGCGTTGGACGCTGCTGAACCCGCTGAAGAACGCGGCGCTCGGCTCGAACCTGCCGACGCTGTGGAGCTTTGGCGCGCCCGGCGGCGGCTCGGCTGCGGCCTCCTCGGGCGGGGGCCTCTTCGGGATGGGTGGGGGCGGCATCGGCTCCCCGATGGACTTCGGGCGGCTCTTCGGCGGGGTCGGCACCACCGTGAACGGCTGGGCGGCCTCGGCCTTCCCGGGCACGTTCGCGGCCCCGATCACGCAGATGACCTCCGCCTCGGGCGGGCTCGCCTCCTCCCTCGGGGTGGCCTCGGTGCCGGGCGGCGTGGGCAACGCGGCGGTGGCGGGCCAGTCGGTGGGCTACGCCGGCACGCCCTTCACCGCGTACCTGGGGCCGGCGGCAGGCGGGTTCGCGGCCGGCTCGCTGGTCGGCGGCTACCTGGGGACCCGCACCAACAGCAAGGCGGTCGGCGGCGTGTCGGGCGCCGCGGTCGGGGCGGGCGTGGGCTTCCTCGTCGGCGGCCCGGTGGGCGCGGTGATCGGCGGCCTCGCGGGCGGCGCCGGCGGGATGTTCGGCACGCAGAAGGCGTCGGTCGGCCCGATCGCCACCTCCGCGGTGGGGATCGAGGGCGGCCGCTTCGCCGGCGGGCTCGGCGTATCCACCGACAACGATGGCAACGCGGGGCCCTTGGTCGAGCAGACGCAGGCGATGGCGGCGCAGCTCAACGCGCTCGTCGACGCCTACGGGCTGTCGATCAATGCCTCGCGCATGCCCTTCGGCGGGCTCTACTCGGGCAACGGCAACCCCTGGGGGAGCCGGGGCACGGACGACCCGGCGGCGCTGCTGGGATCGATCCTGGCCTCGGGCGCCATCTCGGGCACGGGTACGGTCGGCCGCGTGCTGGCCTCGTCCAAGGCCAAGGACGTGGCCTCGCTCTCCTCCGACCTTGAGTTCGCGCAGTGGTGGGAGGAGTTCACCTCCGGCATGACGGATGCGGAGAAGGCGGTCCGCGACATCACGAAGACCTGGGACGCGCAGGTCAAGAAGGCGCAGGAGCTGGGGCTGGCGACCGAGAAGCTGGTGGCGGCGCGCGACAAGGAGATCGCGGCCGTCCGGAACGCCGAGCAGGCGCAGAAGGACGCCCTCGGCCAGCAGGCGGCGCTCGGCGTGGTCGGGGGCTTGAGGCAGTTCGCGGCGGCGCTGCCGTTCTCGGATCTGTCGGCGCTCGCCCCCGAGACGGCGTTCGGCCTGGCGGAGAGCCGGTTCAACGCGGTGTCGGGGGCGGCGCTGGCGGGCGACTTCAACAGCCTCGCCCAGCTCCAGGCCTACTCCGAGCTCTACCTGCGCGGGGCCCGGGCGCAGTACGGGAGCGGGCGGGGCTTCGCGGAGGCGTTCAACCGGGTGGCCGACGTCCTCGACCGGGTCGGGCAGTTCGACCCGGGCCGGCTGGTGGAGAGCGCCATCAAGACTCAGACGGCGGTCAACGTGGACGGCTTCGCGATGCTGCGTGACGAGCTGGTGGCGCTGCGGCGGGAGTTCCAGCAGATGCGGAACGCCCCGCCGAGGGCCGCCTGATGCGCGCGGCCGGCACCGCGCCCGCGGGCGTCCCCGACGCGCTCCCGACCGGCCCGACCCCGCTCCAGCGGATCGGGACGGACTCGGCCGACCTCCCGTTCTACGCGGTCGAGGTCGAGGCCTACCGGCCGGGCTCGGGGGCGCTCACCTTCACCCCCGGCCTCGGCACCCGGCCGGCGGGCACGCTGTCGCTGCTCGCCCAGCCGGTCGAGGACAATGCCGTGTTCCGGGCCTCGGACCGCGGCTACGTCTCCCGCGCCTCGGACCGGATCGGGCAGCAGGCCTATCCGCCGCTGCTGGAGACGGCGTTCGAGCTGGACCGCGGGTTCGCCCTCGACCCGACGCAGGCGGGGGCGGGCTACTCCTGGGGCGCGATGCGGATCGCCAACCCGGACGGCCGCTGGGACGGGCCCGTGGCCGGCCACGTCAACGACGGGAGGGCGGTCCGCGTCCTGTTCGGCCTCAAGCGCTACGACCGGGACAGGGGGGTCCACGTCGACCCGGCCTATGCCGACCTCGTGGAGCTGTTCCGCGGGGTCCAGCGGCCCTGGTCCCTCGGTGACGCGACGCTGGAGATCCCGCTGCGGGACGCCTCGTACCAGATCGAGCGGCCGATCCAGTCCCAGGTCTACAGCGGGGCGGGTGGGGCCGAGGGCACGGCGGAGCTGACGGGCAGGCCGAAGCCCAAGACCCGGGGGGGCACGACCGCCAACCCGGTGAGGAACGTCACCCCCCTGCTGATCGACCCCGCGAACCGGGTCTACCAGTACTCGGATGCGCCCGGGACGGTGGTGACGCTCTACGAGCGCGCGGCCGCGGGCTTCACGGTCGGCGCCGACCATGCCAGCTACGCGGCGCTGGTCGCGGCCTCGGTCGCCCCGGGTTCCTACGCGACGTGCAACGCGCAGGGCCTGTTCCGGCTCGGCACGACCGCGGCCGGCCAGATCACGGCCGACGTGACCGGCCGGTTCCCCTCGGCGGGCGTGCGGACGACGGTCGCCTCGATCGCGCGGTACCTGCTGGTCGACGACATGGCGCTCCCGGCCGACCTGATCGACGAGGGCGCGTTCCTGGGGCTCGACGCGGCGTTCCCTTACGTCGCCGGGATCCACCTGGGGCCTGAGCCCGCGCAGGGGGTGGACGTGGTCGGCTACGTGCTCGGCTCGATCTACGCCCGGCTCCTGCCGACGCGGTCGGGTCGCCTGCGCCCGCTCGCCCTGCGCGCGATCGGGCCGGGCGCCCGGCCGGCCGCGACCTACGGCACGGGGCGGATCGTCCGCGCCGCGCGGCGGGCCCTGCCCGAGGCCATGGCGACCCCCGCCTATCGGTGGCGGGTCGGCTACCAACGCAACCACACGCCGCAGATCAGCGACCTCGCTCCCGGCGTGAGCGACGCGCGCCGGCAGTTCCTGGCGAGCGAGTACCGCTACTCGACCTGGCTGGACTCCTCCGGGATCCTGACCAGCTACCGGCGGCCCAACGACCCGCCGCCGCTCGCTACGTGCCTCCTCTCGGCGGCCGACGCCCAGGCCGTGGCCGACGCGCTGGGGGCGCTGTGGGGCGTGCCTCGGAGGCTCTTCGACGTCGAGTGCGCCCTCCGCCCGCTCGAGCGGGAGATCGGCGACGTGCTGGCGATCTCCTACCCCGCCGACGCGCTCCGCAACGGCCCCGCCGGCATCGCCGTGGGCGAGAGCCTGCGGACCCGCGACGCGACCGTGACCCTCTCAGTCTTGGTGTGATCGATGACGAACGCGATGATCGGCTACCGGGACGCGATCCGCTCCGGCTCCCTCTCCGTGGGCTCGGAGACGAGCGCCCAGCCCGGGACGAACCTGCAGAGCGACCACGGCGCCGACGCCTGGCAGACCGGGGGCGGGGTCGTGACCTCGGCCGCGGGGGCGTGGGTGCTGATCGACGCCGGCTCGCCGTCGCAGACCTGGCGCGCCGTCCTGCTGAGCCGCACCAACCTCACCTCCGCGGCGACGTGGCGGGTCCGGATCGCGGCGGCGTCGACCATGGCGATCCCGGCCTACGACAGCGGCACCGTCTCGGCCGGTGTGGTGCCGGGCTACGGCCAGGCGGTGCTCGTCCTGCCATCGGAGATCACGGGACGGTACCTGCGGATCGACCTGGACGACGCGGTCAACCCCGACGGCTCCCTCCGGGTCGGAAACGCCTGGGCCGGGCCCGTCTGGCAGCCGACGCGGAACTTCTCCTACGGCGCGGGGATCGGGCGCGACGAGGGCACGACCGAGGTCGTGACCAAGGGCGGCCAAGAGTTCCCCACGAACGACTGGACCCGCCGTGCCTGGGACGTGGCCTTCGACTTCCTGGACGACGAGGAAGGCTATCCCGAGGCGCTGGAGATCGACCGCGTCGCCCGGCTCGGCGGCAACCTGCTGTTCGTCCCCCGCCCGGCCGGCCCGTTCCTGGCCCGAGAGGCCGTGCTGGGGCGCTTCCGCCCGGCCTCGCGCATCGGGCTCCAGGCCTACGGGCTCAACTCCTTCCGCTTCACCGTGACCGAGAGGCTTTGAACCATGAGCCGCGCGCAGGACTACGTGCTGGAGACCGCCAGCAACCCCGGGACGGGGACGGTCAGCCTGGGGGGCGCGGCCACCGGCCGGCGCTCCTTCGCCGCCGCCCTCGGGGCCGGGCTCGTCTACTACTACATCGATGACGGGGTCCAGTTCGAGAAGGGCCTGGGGACGCTGGCCCTGGGCTCGCCGAACACGCTCGCCCGAACCGCCGTCCTGGGCAACCACCTCGGCACGACGGCGCTGGTCAACTTCACCGGCACGGTCCGGGTCTACTGCGAGATTCCCATCGAGCGGCGGCTGTTCCTGGATGCCAATCTCCGGGTCAGCCTCGCCGGCGCCGGAGTCGTCGGCGCCGACGCCACGGGCCTCTTCCCGCGCAACGGCCAGGTCTTCGCGTCGTCCGGGACCTTCACCGTGCCGGCCGGCGTGACCGAGGTCCTGGTCGAGCTGGTCGGCGGCGGCGGCGGCGGCGGCGGCTCGGCCGCCACCAACTGCGGCGGCGGCGGCGGCGGCGGCGGCTACGCCCGCAAGGTGGTGACCGGCCTCACGCCGGGGGCGACGGTGGCCGTGACGGTCGGGGCCGGCGGCTCCGTGGGCCTCGCGGACGCCGAGGGCGGCACGGGCGGCACGAGCAGCTTCGGCGCGCATTGCTCGGCCACGGGCGGCGCGGGCGGCACGCGCGGCAGCTTCGGCGGCGCGGGCGGCGCGGGCGGCGCGGGCTCGGGCGGCGACTTCGGCGCGCGCGGCGGCCCCGGCGTCGCCGGCGGCACGACGACCGGCTGGCGCGCCTCGGGCGGGTCGAGCCTGCTCGGCGGCGGATCGAGCTACGGCGGCGGCGGCGCCGGCTACGGCGGCGGCGGGTCGGGCTCGCTGGACGGGACCAACACGGGCGCGGGCGCCGCGGGCGTCGTCGTCGTGCGCTGGTGATCGGAGAGGAATGACGATGAGATACGCACTGATCGAGGGCGAGCGCATCGCCCAGGTGGCGGACGAGCCCTTCGAGGTGGCCGCGCCCCTGCGCTGGGTCGAGGCGCCCGACGGCACCGCGGCCGAGGACAGGTACGTCGACGGCGAGGTGGTCAAGGCCGCGCCCGTCGCGCCCGTGCCCGGCGCCGTCTCGGACCGCCAGTTCTTCCAGGCGCTCGCGGTCGTGCCGGGCCCTGGGGGCGAGCCTCGCATCTCCAAGGCCGAGGCCCTGGCCGCGGTCAAGGCCGGGGACCTCCCGCCGGCACTGCTCGCGATGCTCGGGCTGATCGAGGACCCGGACGAGCGCTTCGCGGCCGAGATGCTCCTGTCCGGCGCCACCTCCTTCGAGCGGGGCCACCCCCTGACCGAGACGATCGGTGCCGCGCAGGGCATGGGCTCGGCCGAGGTGGACGACTTCTTCCGGTTCGCCGCGACCCTCTGACCCCTTCCCGCATCTCGTCTCCCCCGGGCCGCCTCGAGCGGCCTTTTTCATGCCCGGAGATCCCCGATGACCCGACGCATCAACGTTGCGGGCGTCACCATCGTGAGGCGCTGGGAAGGCCTGCACGACGGCGACCCGACCACGCCCGCCCTCGAACCTCTGCTGTGCCCCGCCCGCGTCTGGACCGTGGGCTGGGGCCACGCGCTCACGGTGGGCGGGCGCCAGCTCAGGGGCGAGGGCGACCGCCACCTCGCTCACGCCGAGTGGCGCCGCCGCTGGCCCTCGGGCCTGACGCGGGCCGAGGCCGAGGCGCTGCTGGACGCGGACCTCGCGCGCTTCGAGGCGGGCGTGGCGCGGCTCTGCCCCGTGCCCATGAGCGACAACCAATACTCGGCGCTCGTCTCGCTCACCTACAACATCGGGCTCGGCGCCGAAGGGGGCGAGCCCGACTTCGCCGACTCGACGCTCAGGCGCAAGCTCCTGGCCGGCGACGTCCAGGGCGCGGCCGATCAGTTCCCGCTATGGCGCATGGCGGGGGGCAAGGTGCTCCCCGGCCTGGTCAATCGCAGGCGGGAGGAGCGGGCGCTGTTCCTCACGCCCGACAGCCAGACGGCCCCGCTCGTCCCGCTCCGGGACCTCGACGCGCCGCCGGCCCCGCGCGGGCCGGCGCCCGTCCTCGAGCGCGGCGCCCGGGGCGACGAGGTTCGCCGTCTGCAGGTCCAGCTCACGCTCGCGGGGCTCTACCTCGGCCCGGCCGGGGCGGATGGGGTGTTCGGGCCCGCGACCGCATCCGCCGTGCGCCGCTTCCAGACATCGGCCGGCCTCGCGCCCACCGGCCGTGCCGACGCCGTCACGCTCGCAGCGCTCGATCGCGCGCTCGCCCCCGCCGCCTGAAGCCTGATCCACCGAAAGGACAACGCCATGCTCCCCGCCGCCCTGCTGGTCCCCCTCGCGCTCGGCATCGCCCGCGAGGTCGCGCCCGCCCTGATCCCCTCGCTGACCGAGAGCGTCACCGGGAGCGCCAAGGCCGGCGCGCTCGCGGCGACCGTCGTCGACGCGGCGATGGCCGCGACGGGCAAGGCCACGCCCCAGGAGGCGCACGACGCCGTCATGAGCGACCCGCAGGCGTCCGAGGCCGTGCGCCTGGCGCTGGTCGACCTCGATCGCGCCGAGGTCGAGGCGCTGACCGAGAGACTGAGGATCGACGCGGCCGATCGCGCCGGGGCGCGCGGTCAGACGGTGGACCTTGCGCGCGCCGGCAGCGCCGTGGCCTGGGGAGCGCCGGTGATCTCCCTCGTCGTGGTGCTCGGCTTCTTCGTCGTCATGGCGCTGCTCTTCGCGACGCCGCAGGCGGAGATGCCGGAGCGCACGTTCAATCTCCTGAACATGCTGTTCGGCGCGCTCGTCCTCGGCTTTGGTCAGGTCTGCAACTATTGGCTCGGCAGCTCGGCCGGCTCGGCCGCCAAGAGCCGCACGATCGAGGCCCGGCTTGGGGGGCACGCGGAGACGCGGTAGGGGGGCGCCTGCAGGTGGAGCGCCATCCTGCAGGGGATGCAGGAGCCGCCCACGCTGACCTGCCGTCAACCGCCAGCCGTGATCCGGGCCCATTCGGCGGCCAGCAGGCGCTCGATCACGGCCGTCTCCGACCTGTCGCCCACGCTGCGCCGGATGGCGCCCAGCGCCTCTATGGCGCCGGCGCTCAGCGCGAACGTCTTGCGCGCCCCGCCGCTCTGCTCCAGTCGGGCCAGGGCGGCGCGGGCGCGGTCGCTGGCCGTCGTGCCGTCCGGGTGTGTCCGAGGCCTCGCCATCAGTCCGCAGCCCGCTCGATCCACGCCCAGGCGACGCAGCGCTCGAAGTCGCCGAGCCAGTTGGCCGCGTCCGGGAACGCCTTCAGCGTCGGGTAGATGATGACCGCGCACCAGGGGACGGGCGGCGGGGCCGTCGTCGCTCCCGACGCCTTGGCGAGCTGGTCCCAGAGCTGCCCGGCCCCCCGGGACCGTCGCGCCACCCCGAAGGTCACCAGGGGGATGCCGCCCGGGTCCGGGACGAGGGAGAGGATGTCGGGGCCGGATACCGTCACCACCAAGCCGCCCGACGTGGTGAGTGGCTGCGCCGTGAACTCGCTCAGTACCTCGACCGGCAGCGGCACCGCGGCCTCCCCGACCAACGCATCGCTGAGCCAGGGGGCGACGACGTCCATGACGTCGCCCCGGACCTCGTCGCGTAGGCTGCGGCGGCTGTGGCCGGTGCCGAGCGTGACGTGGGTGATGTAGGTCGACGCTCTCAAAGGCCCCACTCCCTGCGGAAGCGCGCCTCGGCGCGGCGCTGACGAAGCCAGCGGATCTGCGCCGAGGGACCATGCAGGCGCCATGCCCAGGCGATCCCGCGCGAGGCGCGGTCGACGGCGTTCCGGGCGAGACCCGTCGCCGCCAAGATGCGGACGACGAAGGCGAGCCGGACGGGCAGGCGACGGAAGCGCCGCTTCCCGGCATAGGCGAAGTACGGCTTGCACACCCACAGCCCGGGGTGGCCGGGTCGCGTCGCGATGGCGACATGCGAGGACTCGACCATCGCCCTGCCGCGGTCGACGATCGACCGGGCGTAGCTCCACGAGGCCAGCCTGCCGACCTCCGGGTCCGCGACGAAGATCTTGCCGAAGGCGATGCGTCCGAAGCGACGTGCGCTCATGTCCCTGATCCTGCCCGCTGTGAGCCCGAGGCGCGGCATCGAGCGACTGCCCGATGGGTGTTTTGTATATGATTACGAATGACGTGTCAAGTCAGGTTCGGGCGGACGGGCTCAGCACCCGGGCCGCCTCGGCGTCGTGTGGTCCTGGATCCGCTCGACCAGCCGGGCGCAGGCCAGCACCGTGTCCGGGTCGCCGTGAGCCGACGCGGCGGCCGCCAGGTCGAACAGCCCGTCGATCGCCCTGGGAAGGCCGAGGCCGTTGATCGTGGCCATCACCGTGGACATCGACGCCTCGGGATCCGCCGCGAGGCGGGAGATGGGGTCGTCGTCCGAGTCGGAGGGTGGCCGGTACTGCGGGTGCGTCAT